GTCTCCGGTTGCCGAGGATGCTCCATAGTCTCCGGTTGCCGAGGATGCTCCATAGTCTCCGGTTGCCGAGGATGCTCCATGCTTTTCATCGCTTTCAGCGTCCTTTTTTACACGTTTTACTGTATATTCGATTGCAGCTTTAACAAGACCCGCAATGCTAATTTCTGCTCCGATCTTAATTTTTGTAAATGCTACCTTAGTATCATCATTATGTTTCTGGATTTCTCCGCTCTGCTCTACCTCGTGGTATACGCTTTCATTTGGATAATAATAATTCAAGCAATCAAGCGGATACTCGCAAGCGTGAAATCCATGATCGCAAACTTCTACGATTTCTTCCTCATACTCTTTTCCTTCTTCGTACTGAAAGCCACGACAAGTCATATTTTTGTTAAATCCTTTGTAAGATTTGATAACTTCTCCCATTTAAACACCCTCCACTTTCAACTGCTTGTCCGCTGATACACTCAAAAGGATTAACTGTGCATCCATATCCGGCACATTGAAATCATTTAAGCTCTCTGCGTTATCCACAAAAATCGGCACGATAACGCCATATAACTCGCTAAGAGAACGGATAATATCAAGTCCGGCTACAATTCTATGACCGCTATTCAAAGTCGAATACGGCACTCCATTTACGGTGCACTCACAGCAATCTTTCATACCGCCATTTAACTGCATTTCAAAGAGTTTGAAATTAACTGTCTTAAAATGGCTGTTGATGGATTCAGAAACCTTGTTGAGTTTGAAACGAATGAACTCTTCCAACAGGTAAAGAATCTGTTCCTGATCCGCAACCTTCTGCCCGATTTCTTTCTGTTCTTCCTGCAACTTCCATATACGTTCATCAATCTCAACATTCATGGATGCCTTTGCAATAGTGCTGTTTACTTCATCAAGATGTGCCTGCAACTCTTCTTTTTCAGATTTTAAGGTTTCAACTGCTGCATCCTCTCCATTAGCTTTCAGATTTTCGATTTCTACCAGAACTTCATCGTGTCTGGCTTTCATCTTCACATACTCTTCATTCTGCGAATAATCGGCAATTTCCGGAATCGATGATAACTGCTGGCAAATTTTTTCTTTTTTTGCAATATCTTCCTGCTCCTGTTCCTTTAAGGACTTTATTTCTTCCTTTACTTTGGCATTTTCATCCCTTAATTTTGTGATAAGATTTTTTCTCTCTGTGCCAATATCAACCAATCTGTTCAGTGCTGTTCTCTTTTCTGTGTCAAATCTGATCTTTTCTGATTTTAACTTTTCTTCTGCATCCGCCTTGGCTTTTCGCTTTCTGCTTTCAAAATCAGCCTTTAACTGCTCGATTTTATCTTCCGGCAACTTCTGACCACACAATGAGCAAACGGTGCTGTTTTCATCAAATACCCACTCGGATTCATCAAACAGATATGGGAATTCATCAAAAGCCTTTGCTGTTTCTGCGTTGTACTCCTCTCCAAGCCTTTTCCGCTCTGAATCAGCATTGGAAATAACCGTCTCGTTTTCTGAAACCCGTCTCTCTTTCAAAGCAATAGTATCTGCAAATCGCTTTATCTCGTTTTGCAAATCGCGTAATTCTGCTTCGATCTCGCTTCTTCTGTTTGTCAGATCCCGGTTCATGATCTGCATAATGCCAGACATATCAAACTGCAGCTGCATTTCTTCACGCCCTAACTCCATCATTACTCCGTCAGAATCTTTGATCTTCGCATCAATATCTGCAATTTTGGTTTCCAAGTCTGTTTTCGCAAGTTCCTGTTCTGCAACATCGATGTCAACCTTGGATTTCATGGCTTCGTCAATTCGTACTGGAATCTCTGCCTGCTTCTTCTTCCACTCGTTCAATGCTTTGGAGAATTTTGCTCTAATATCATCCGTAGACGGTGCTTTTTCCAATTCTGAAAGCAATGGTGCATACTTTGCGTCCGTCTGTGCCAGCTCTACATCTGAAACCTCTGAAACAAGTTTCATCAGAATATCTCTCTGGTCTTTCCATTTCAAAGAAGAAAAATACTGCGGATTAGTCAGCATTTTGAACATTTCCTCGCTCTGTGCCAATTCCGAAACATAAGCCTTGAAATCCGCTTCACTCTTCGGATAGCCGTCAATCTCAAACGAATTAACATTCCCCTGCAATACTGCCGTATCGGTTCCACGCTTCTTAACCCAGTTCTGTTTCTGTGTCTTGGAAAGTTCAACTTCCTTTCCATCTACATCCAGAATGGAAGACACCTTGATTTCCACGTTATCAATGCGGTTTCCGCCCTTATCCAACGGTCGAACATTGAATTTTTCCTCTCCGGAACTGTTCTTGTTGAAAAGCAGCCATGTAAACGCATCAAAGATCGTTGTCTTTCCTACGGCATTCTGCCCGCTGATCTTCGTTTTGCCCGAGAAAGTCACGTCAAGCATATTGATGCCCTTGAAGTTCTCGATGTGAATACTCTTAATTGTTATTTTCATTTTTCCCCTCCTCAATCACATCACATTTGCTTACGGAAACCTCATAAGCCACTTTCTTCTCAAACTCCGTGTCAGAAATCTTCTTGTCGTATTCTCGGCTCTGGATTCTGCCAATCAACTTAACACGGGTCCCGATTTTAAATCCGCCTGCAAATCTTGCATTTCTTCCCCAGGCAATGCACGGAATGTAATCAGATTTCCCATAATCTCTGTTTACTGCAATCAGCATGTCTGTGATCTCGCGGTCAAGTGGTGTCTCTCTGTAATTCGGCTCTTTGCAAACATATCCATTGATCGTAATGCAATTCTTGTCAATATTCGCATCTTTTGAGTCAATCGCCTCGATGTCACAAACAAACACGGATAAGATCAACCGGCGTCTGGTACCTTCCTGTTTGTTGAATGATCGATAACTTCCAGAAACCCTTACCGCCATTCCTGAATATCTGTCCTCCATGTCAAACAGTCTTTCTGAAATGGTTAATGGGATCTCGTCTACGGCGCCACTCTTTCTTTTTACTCCAAGAGACATTTTGTAAAAATTCTCTCCGTATGATTCATACATAAACTCCGGCTCTGAAATAATCACGCCTGCCAGTTCCACTTTGTTGTTTTCCATTGTTTCTTTATTCATATTTGAAATTCTCCTCGTATTATAATGTAGTAGTGTTTATAGACCCTCTCCAAAGTCTGATTCCGTTTCTTCATGAAGTCTTTCAAGTTCAACCGTCCTGTTCATTATGCTTTTGGCATATTCAGTGCGATTCTCGTATGTTCTGGTCAACGCATCTGATTTTCCGCTATAGATCATAAGAACTGTACTCATGTCTCCCTCATATTTTTCAAACAACTCCGCCAAATAATCGCATCCAACGAGAATATTCCCATACGGATCATAGAGATCTTCTACTCCAAGACGTTCCATCCGGTCTCTGTGATATTTTTCATAAATTTGCATGAGACCTTTGCATCCACCATTCTCCACATCGGCTTGTCCACTGCTTTCATGCTCGATGATTGCCATTACCATTTCCGGGCAAATATGATATTCGTTTGAAATCTCTTTTATATAAGGAAGGTACTCATTTGAAATCCATGTATCGCTCGGTTCCGTTGCTGTCGTATGTAATGTAGGTAATACCATCGTCAGTGTCATCACCATCAACATAATAATCATGATCTTCGACAATCTCTTCCGCATCCTGCCATCCTCCTTCAATTCTTGATCCGGCATACAATAAGAGTAAGCTGACTATGGTCGGTACCGCTACAATAGGATTTTCCGTTGCATCCGCACACATACAAAGAAAAAAGATCGCCGCGCCTACAAATTCAATCACCCTTGCCAACTTCTTCATCCGCACTTCACTCCCGCCACTTATAAGAATCACTTTCAATTTCCTGTCCGTGCAAGGACACAAAATCTGTTATTACCGCAATAAATTCTGAATTGGTTGGCTTCCCCTTTTTCGTCGAAACCGTATAACCAAAAATCTCATTGATCGCATTCACATTGCCATTTATCCATGTGACCTCTATTAAGTTCCGGATGTTTCTTTCTACTTTGGATGCGGTAGTTCCGTTCTCTTCTGCGATTTTTGCATAAATTTCCTTCATAACACATCTAAGCGCATCCCTGTCGTCCAGACATTTCTCTATCGCTCTAATTGTGTATGTGTATCCTTTGAGCGAATGGCTTGCGCCGATCTGATCTAATGTTTTTCTTAAAGCAATATTCGTTTGTTTATCCATGAATTCCTCCTGTTAATCTTTCCAATTTCATATTTTTGTTGGAAACTACCAGTTTGCCATGCTATTCTTCATCAGCGCAACCTCTTTCCAAGAACTTGTTGACGAAGTATATCTGACCTTTTCCGGTTACCTTGGTTGTCCGAGTGATCCTTACTGATCCATCCGGATTCTGCACGTTGCTTTCCTTTACCTCGAATAACCCCTGTTCAACATATCTCTGCTGTGGCATATTCTTTGACGAACCGCTTTTAATAAGGAAGTTATTCTCACGCAACCACTCAAACAACCGCTTCTGTCCTATCTGATAGCCGTTCTGGCAAATCAGCTTTGCCAAGTCTCCGATAAGAATTGATGTGTGGCTTGTTGCTACAGCATCGGCAAAGATTTCTTTCGGTTTCATCCTCTTATTTTCAGCAATCAGACTGGTGTTGATTTCCTTAAGGCTGTTGATTTTCTCGTCAGCCATCTTTAACGCTCTGGCAAATACCTGCTCCGGTGTGTTCCACGCCTTTTCCAAGTCGATAAGGTACTGGCGTACTGCTTTACCCTCTGGTGTTCTCTGAATCATGCAAATCTGCTTTGCCATGTCTACAGAAATATCAGCATCCTTTGATGGTCTACCGCCCTTTTCGGAGGTTTCGCTCAATTTTGAGCAAAAGTCTTTACCCTCTTCAAAGCCATATTCACACATTCTCGGGAACCAATCTTTGAATGCGGTTTTAATATGTAGCTGCTCGTGCAGTTCTCTTGCCGATACTGTCTGTGTATCAAAATTGACTTTCACTAACTCGTCCGTTTTCTCCAACCCCTTTCTGTGTTATAATTCCCTTATCATCAAATAAGGGAGGTGTAATTTTGAACGATAAATATGTATCTGCCTACGCTATTGCTAAAATCTGTGGATATAACGGTTCTTTCAATGATTTCAAAATCAAGTACGACCAATACTGCGAAGAAATCAATGAAGAAATTTCGGAAGAAGAACCAAATTTAGCAAAAGTATCTGCATCTACTAATCCTTTCCGTAGGCACAGCCCGTTCTAAAATATTTTGCTAACGGAGCAACGGCGTTGAGAACATTGATAGACAATATAATGTTTGTCTCATCAATTTTCTTTTCGCCATTAAGAATTTTGCTGTAATCGTCCAAAACATTAAATGCGACATGCTGCGCCATTTCTTCAATGTCAATATATCTTCCGTCTTTACGCTCAACAATCGTTGCTTTTCCAGATGAATCCAAAACAGAATATCTTGATTTTTCCAATGTTTTTACATCTCCTTTCTAGTAACTTTTTAAGTTACTTTCTTTGCAAAAAAAATATCCATTGGATTTTGGATGTGAAGGTTATCAATCATAACCTGAATTTCGTCGCTTCCAAAAACGCCCTTACTCATTCTCATATAAAATGTTTTTGGCGTAACTCCAATCATTTCCGCAACATCAGCCTGTGTTTTGCCATTTTCAGCAATAACGCCGCGAAGTTTGTTTGTATCAACCATCTGACTACTCCTTTCTAACTTCGTAACTTTTGAAGTTACTTTTATTATATTCCATTTTGGTAACTTGTCAAGTTATTTTTTTCTTGACGAGTAACTTTTTTGTGTTATAATAAAGTTACCAATAGGAAAGGAGGAAAACTCAAATGACAATCGGAGATAGGATAAAAAAGCAGAGAGAGCTTTTAGGTATTTCACAAGTAGAGCTTGCAGAGAAAATAAAAGTTTCAAAGCAAACACTATATAAATATGAAAACAACATTATTACTAATATTCCAAGTGATAAAATAGAAATTATTGGGAAAGTTCTTGAAGTTTCTCCATCTTATTTAATGGGTTGGGAAGATAATTTAGAAAACGCACCAGATATTCTTCCAGACCTTATGTCAGATAGTGAATTGCTGGATAACTTAAAAATGCTAATGAAACTTAGCAAAGAACATAGACAGACTATATTTGACAATATAACCTATTGGCATGAAAAAGAGGGGCACTAAATGCCCCACTTTTTTTTGAATGAAAGTATTGTGTTATATAAAAATTTCAAAAATCGCTCGTTGTCGCACTTAACGACCATTTCAGTTATTTTTTCCTTGTAAAACGCTGTTTCCTCATTGCACTCATTTTCCCCCATCTTATTCTCCTCCAATCTCTGCAACCGATAATGTTAATGTCATTATAGAACGTATGTTCTTTGCAGTCAACCCCACACAAAAAAATTACCATTATTTGCCAGTAACATTTGAGAGGGCAATGAATCGCCAAACATCGCCCTCTCTCCAGAACTTGAAGTGCCCTTATCGGACAATTTTATTTTACAAATTTTGCCAGCATTATTCAAATCATTTCGGTCGCAAGTTTCGACATAAATCGTCTGATTTGTCACTTTGGGTCAACAAAAACGTCTGGGTTTTGAACAGATATAAAACACTGCTTATGCAGGTTTGTGCCAAACATGTTTAGACTCCAATACTAAAGAAATGTACCTGCACACGAGTCGCCAACGTAGCTGCCCCTCTATTCTTCACAGCCATATTGTACCCCTCCATGTTGCCGGTAAAGTTCAACGAGTTACCCGAGCAATTTATTATATAAATATATCCGCCATTCTGATACTCGCTCGGGATTGCCTGGAAAAATTCTCCGCCCGCGGCCAATACGATCTCCTGTTCATACAACCCCACATACCGCATAGCCTTTGCCATTCTTGTATCCGTCTCCGTTTTCGTGTAATATCTATCATCATGATAATGCACGGCATTGGCTTTATTTTCGGATAAATATTTTCCCATCCGTGCAGATAAACAATCTGTACTGCTTGTAGATGTAAGATTATCCTGCACCGGTCGCCATGTATTCGCCGGTATTGTGGGTTTATTGCTTAAATCATCATAGCTACCTGAAAAAGCCACTGGCTTAAGATCAGACAGCCACTTTGCAATCTTACTAAATAGCGCAGACAACTTCTCGCCAGTGGTTATGTTGGCGCGCTCCGCCGCCGCCGAAAAAGCCACCGTCGTGTCCGAAGCATCCCCCTCCTCGGCTACTGCCCCAACATCCGCCGCCGACAGACTTACGTTTCCACGGCGGTAGGCTGCCTCCTTTGCACCCTTGACCCCCGTCACCGGAGTACCCGCCAGAACATCCCACTTGCCGTCTGATGTTTTGTAGATATTTGCGCCGGCAGGAATTACATTCCCGGATCCCTCTTTAAAATCATCTGTGGTCGTAAATTCGTCTGAAATATTAAACATCCATCCTGCATTGACATCCGCAAGCGCCGGAAGATCTGCAAAAGTACATGTGCCATGCGGCTGCAATCCGCCTTTTAGCCCCTCTGACACATCCTTTGCCTGCTGGTAATAATACTTGGCATTGTCAGAGTCCTCTCCATCTCTGCTCCCTGTGCCGCCAACAGCATAGCTTTCTGCCTTGGTTGCACTTGCTGCCGCCGATTCAGCTTTTCCAATGATTTCCGTTGCTTTCTGCGCCGCTGTGGATGCGGACATTGCCGCGTTCGTCTCGGATGCCTTCGCGTTCGTCTCGGATGTCTTGGCATTGGTTGCAGACGTTGCGGCACTCGTTTTGGATGTTGCCGCTGCTGTCTCACTTGCCTTCGCGTTTGTCTCAGACTTTTTAGATGCTGTTTCCGATGATTTAGCATTGGTTTCTGACGTTTTTGCTGCCGTTTCACTGGCTTTTGCAGCATTCTCACTCACTTTTGCGTTGGTTTCGGACTTTGCTGCTGCCTGCTGGCTTGTCTCTGCTTTTGCAACCTCAACCTTAATTTTTGCCAGATAATTAGGCTCTAAGTGCTTTTCTTCAATGCTTCCCTCTTTCACGATTGCTGACACCTTGCCATCCGTACCGACGAAAAAAGCCACTGTATCCGTGTCCAAAAACTCATACTGCGTAATCAATGCTGACAAATCTATGTACTGCTTTGTGCCGTCGATCAGAGTAAGTACGATCTGCTCCGTGGTAGGATTGTAGTCAAAGTTTACCGCGATTTTTTCCAGCTGTGTGTCAATGGTAACCCTAGAGCCATTTTTCTTCGTAATGGTAATAATTCCTGTAGATTCCTCAAATGTCACATCCGACACAAGAGTTGCCACCTCTGTTTTCGTGGCTTTTGTGGTATCCAGAGTAATCACACGGTCGTCAAGTATGTCTGTAGCACTGTCCAGTCTGTTAAGATTTACCTTATTTATAGGTGTTGCATCGCTCGGGTAATTTTCCCAGTTAATACGGCTATACGCTTTGTTCATACTTTTTCATCCTCTCTTTCAGGTTTTCTATTTCTTCATGTTGCAACTGCACCGCAGCGATTAGATCAGCAATCAGTTCCGTCTTATCCAGAGCATAGTACATGTTCCCGTCCGGATCCGGATTCTCGGAGCAGATCGCCCAGTCTTCATCTCCAATCGCCGCCAGCACTTCCTGCGCAATCAGACCATGCCGGTAATGCCCGTTTTGGTCGTAGTTATAAACAAATCTGCAAGGGCGCAAGGACTGTATAAGCGCGGTGCTCTTTTCTCTGTCAAGGGATTCTACCCCGTGCTTTAGTCGCTTGTCAGAATAAGATTCCCATCCATAGGACGATATTCCTTTTCCGCTTGAGAGCATTTGTGCTATGGTGTTTGCCGACGTGTCGCGCACCGTGACATCAGAGTAACTTGCCGTGAGTTCACGCGTATCTGCCGCCGACCGCAAACCATCTGTTCCCATCTGCACAAGAGTTCCTTCCCGTTTCAATTCAACCAAGTTGTCCGTACTCTCTGTCGCGTCAATATGCACATACCCACCGGTCATCTCCACAGATCCCCTGAGTTCCAACAAATCAGCTCTAATCTTTAATCCCTCTGCTGACTGGTTAATTTCCGAAACGACACTGTCTCGGGAAACTTTGCTTGTGATCCCCTCTGCATTGACCTGTATTGCCGCCGCAAGCTGTCCTTCTTTTTCCGTTGCCCGGCTGACCTCTGCAGTAATGCTCTCTGCCGTCTGGGTAATCTTACTGGATAGTGTGCCCTCGGCGCTCGTTGCACGGTTGACCTCTGCAGTAATGCTACTCGCATTCTGGGTAATCCTTGATGATAACCCATCTGTGGTATTTTTTACCTCTGCCCGGATTTCTGATGCTGTCTGTGTAATCTGTGACTGCAAGCCTTTTTCCACATCAACAATCGTTGACTTCGTTTCCTCGATTGACCGTTCCAGAGTGTTGCTCTTGCCTTTCAGCTGCAATATGCTCCGCTGTATTCCGTTGACCTTACTTGTCCGGTACTCTTCCCCGTCCGCTTCCAGATCGTCACGCAAAGCCTGTATGCCTTTCAGCGTGCGCTTTAGGATGTAAGTCTCGATCAGTTCATATTTTGTGGTCAGCCGTACCGCATCTCCGACCTCAAGGCATGGATTTCCTTTACAGTCAGCACTAAATGGTCTGTATATAATTCCTTTTATCTTTGATAACGTTTTTTCTCCAATTTTGTTTAATTCCTTTGTTTCCTTCCCATAAACAAGGAAATTTCCCTCGATCACATAAGTGTTTCCGCCATCACCTACAATTACTCCTATATCATTCTCTTTTTCGCGAATTTGCAGTTTGTCAATCGTTCTGACAATATAATCTTCATATTGCGCTGAAATGTACTGGCTTTTACTTATGCTGGTGCTCTTTGGATTTCTAGGGTAAAGATCATCCGCCGGGTAAAGATCATTCGCCGGATAAAGCCCCTGCATCTCTTGCGTTAAGTACACATAGCGAAACTTTCCATCTCGCCCGATATTTCCCATGCAACCGTTAATTTCAAGTATACAAGACAAAACCTCTTTTCCGCTCATGGCTTCGCCTATCGTGCTTTTCTCTGCGGTATCTGAACTTCCGCTACTTGATGCTGTAACTTCTACAGTTTTTTCAATAATCATTTCATCATTTACAAGAGATACTTCTTCCTGTTCCACTCCAAAATGATTAAAAAAGCTATCTCTGAATTGTTTGAGCGTTACCGTGCTATCTTTTTGTGGAAGTACCTGATTGTACCAATCAGCAACATCAGATGATAAAATATCATACAAAGCATCGTAAGCTACCACATCCCGGCACGTCCGATCTGCCGTAGGTGTGTCAGAATAAACCTTGTATCTTCCTATTTGGAATGGTTTATCTTCGTGACCATCAAGAGTCATCTTTGCAGTCAACCACTTGCCTTTCATTGGCAAGAATACATTGGACACCGTGAATTTAATCATTCCGGCTTCACATGCACCGAATGTTAATTCACTGTCAGAGCAAAGGCTTTCTGATAATTCAAATTTTTCTTGGTGCAGTTCGGTGTTTGTGATATTGATTTTCCCATCATCAGATACGATTCTTAACTGTTTGTCTACGCTGTCCTTTAGAAACAAATTTGAATATTGGTAATCAACCACCGTATACACCCCCTATAAATGCCAGCCTTACAGAGTTGTAATGGATTTGACCTCCATACGTTCCGTATATAGTAGGCTGAAAATCTGCCATATATCCGTACTGTGTTACATAATCGTCATATTCCGGGATGTACGCCGTGATATAGCAGGCTCTTCCGGTTGCATTAGTAAACTGCTGACGGATTTTACTTATAATGGCATTAAATTCCGTGTTTGTAAGCATAGCCCGTGTTTCAAACTCAACTTTTAACGCCTTTAATTCCACGGCATTTCTATGTAGATAGCCGTTAGCGTCCGTATAATCATCTAAGTCCTGCATATTTACATATGGGCTATATGTCTCCGGTTTCATAAAAGACATTGGAACTGTATAATTTCCAATCTTTAACAACCATCCGCTGTACGCCATGTTTCCACCACCTAACTGTTTTGGTTTGCGGCTGTCTCAAATGACAGTCGGTAAAATTGGTATAAAAATAGCACCTACCAGTTTGATAGATGCCACTTCTTTTCCTTTATCTATTTTGTGATTACTTCGATATTGGTCGCTTTAATCACAATTTTCTCCGGCGTGTGAATTACTTCCGCGTTTTATGCTGCAATTAGCTTTCTTTCTTTATTCGTAATAAACGACTTTATTTCATCATATCCCCAGCCACAATCCACAAGACCGCTCACTACCATCTCTACGGATTTCACTTTTGCAAGTTCTTCTTCTGATAGAAAATCTCTTAAATTATCCTGCTTCCCTATTCCGTATTCATCTCTCAACTGTTTTGCAGATTTCCCCAAAACTGCCTTGTAAACCAAATCTGTATAAGTAGAATATGCGTGTCCATGCATCCTGTCATTTTCTCCAGACTGTTGAATTGCCTTTGTTAAAGCCTGCCTAACGGCAATACCTTTTTCTCGTTCTTTGATTTTACCAATAAGAGCCTTCTCCATCGCATTAAACTGCTTGATATAAGCCAGTTTAAACTGCATGGCTTTTTCTCCTGTATACCCCATGACTAAAAGTGTAAAACCGTCTCTGTTCATGTAATACATAGGATTTTTCTTCCCATTTGATGCTGTATAAGTCTCTTCATAGAATAGAGCTGAAAATTCAGCGCTACTAATATCATTCTGAATATTTCTTATATCAGCAAGAACATTCTTATGCTCCTTACCAAATGTTTCCGCCACATCAAGACTTGTTACTACCGTTACCTCTTCTTTTTTTACTGTCTTAATTTCTACTAACATATACCATTCCTCCTTGATGGTTTTTATTAAATAAAAAGACCGCCAAAGACTGAATCTCTTCAATCTCTGGCGGTCACGAATCCGCACCTATTTCTCATAGGCTTGCAGGACGTCCTAAATTTCTTTAGGTCTTACCTGCGTGATTTTTAATTATTTTGTATTCTATACCATATGCCAAAATCTGTCAATCAAATTCCAACCTCTGCTGCATATTGGCATCGTCAATCTGTTCCTGCAAAAAATACGGCGTCTGATAGGCATTTATCACTTGCACTGCCTTATCACACTGGCTACGCTTGATGCTCTTGTAAGACCGAACACCAAAGTTGTATTTCAGATTGGCATACAGATTGTTGTAAACCTTTTGGCGCAATCCACGGTTGCTGTATGCGCTTGACTGTTTGCCGCCCATGATTGAAACGCCTTTCTTTCTGACAGCTTCCGTAATGCGGTCGGCTTCCACCGGAAGTATCGGCAAGTCCATCTTAAGGCTTTCCAAATCCGCCTTGATTTCGTCGACCTCTGCTTTAAGCTCCGTGTGCCCCTGTGCAAGCAATGCAATCTTCCCGTCCGTGGTCTGAGGCATCATATATGTACCAGTCTTACGAATGGATGGGAGAACTTCGGATGTGACCCATTTCTTGAACTTCTTCGCACTTTCCAGTTTGCTACCAAAAATGAGGGAGTACAGACCGCTTTCATTGATAACGGTTATATCCCTATTCTGACCCTGACTCACCATTTTGGTGAGTTGCTTATCCTCTTCGTCTACATGACGGTTAATATCTCTACTACCGTTTTGGTACCCCAGAATATCCGCTACGTCTTTTCCCACAAACCACGGCTCATTGTCAATAACTACTGTTCTAATATCTCCAAACTCTGGATTGTTAAAAATCTGAATATTGTTCATCAGCAAATCCCCCATTTCTGCTTAAATGAAATAATTGTGTTCAAAATAAACTGCAAAAATTTTTCGTCCTGTATGTTCTGAATTTCCGTTATCAGCTGTTCTTTCATCTTGCACCGCCTTTCTTTACAAGGCGGTAAATACCGTCGTGATCTATTACGTCTTCATCATTCAGATCTGCCATAAATATTACAACGCCGCGCAACAATTTTTCGTTATCACATCGGATTGCAAGCCGAGAAAGCAACGATCTGTACTGCTCAATTTGGCTCGGTAAATAAGTTCCATCCTTTTTTATGATTTCATTTCTGAAAATGTCCTTAAGAATTTCGCTGGCAATATCAACCTCATCGAATTCGTTCGGCAGTCCTAGCAAATTCATGGCTGATGTTACCACTTTGCGAAAACCAATCGGAGAAAAATTATCAATGTCCGTTTCGGTACTCCAACCACGGTTATACTTCATCCTCTCGATTTCCACAACATGATTCACTTTCTCCATCAGCGCGTCACTATTAAGTATCGTTCTTACAATTTCTTCAATGTTTCTCATAGATTTTTCCTGCCTTTCAATTTTTTCTTGAAAAGAGATACTCTCTATGATAAAATATTTCACAGAGAGTTATCTCGGTTTTAGGGCAGTTGCATGACCGTCAAATCATTTGCAACTGCTCTTTTTGTTTAACTGCTGATTTCTTCATCAACCTTGTTGTCAAGCCACTCTTTTTTAGTCATTCCTTTTTCAAAAAGTTTTTCTTCTAACTTTTCAAACTTCTCCCTGTCAAGCTCAACACTAAAATTTCTTGTCTTTTCTCTACGTTGTTTCATATAATCAGCTCTGCTCTTGGGTGCGATTTTAACCACCTCCTTGTTACGAGTTACATTATATAATGTTACATGTAACAAGTCAATACCTTTTTCCAAAATTTTTACGCTGTCACCGCCTGATACATTTCCTCAACAAGAGATTTTACATCGCTTTCAAACAACTTTGCCGCAATCTCATAAAGTTCCGGTATCTTTCCCATAACCCTGTCAATATAGTCAAGTTTACCTTTGCATTTCGGTTTGTGTTCCTTATTGTAATTATCCAGTCTATTTTGCAAGTCAATATGATACTTATTTTCAAACTCCCGATAAAGCAAAGCCCATCTTTCTTGGTAATTTGCATGATTGTAACGTACAACTCTATTCAGCACCTGTCTCTTCTCCGCAAGTGAAATATCATCCACAAGTCCGATAATCACATCTTCTTTGTGCATAATTTCATTCTTTTGTCTTTCTATGGTTTCGTTCTGTTCTCTAACCGTTCTAAGGGTCTGAGCAAATATCAACTTTGTGCTTTCATCAGCATACGGAAGATATGTGGAAATAAACAGGTCTTCATTGCTAACATATCCACCAGTTTTTCTAATCGTTGGCAACACTTCATCAGCAATCCAATCTGTGAATTTTTCAGCGTTTGGCTTATGGCTCTTGAATACCAACTTATAGACACCGCTTTCTGTAAGGAAGTTTTCTCCTGCATTGTTTAATTTTCGGATGTTACTTTTTGTCACATCCGAATTTCTGCTGTCGGCTTTACCGACAGCGGAATTTGTCAGATGAACAACCTGTCTGTCATTCATTTTTCGCAAATTATCTCTTACATTTTTAATTTCTAATATCTCAGCGACATGATTTGCATTAAACAATACCTGTCCCTCAAATTCAAATACTTCTACCTCGTGTCCTTCAAAAATCATTAAATCAGTCATTATACATAAACCCTTTCATTCATTCAAATATAGTCATCTTGCGTAAAACTTAGCGTTATAATATCCTTAGTAAAACAAAATGTATATTTTATCTTGAGCAAGTTTATATATCTTCCGTATATAAAATAAAACGCACACGAAAATGATTTTTATTAAATCCTTTATCTTTCGTATGCGTTCAGTTCATCATAAATTTTTTCAATTCCAAGCCTAATTATCTTTGACCTGTCTTTTTTTTCGGCATTAACTATAAAATCAAGTTTTTCTATTGTTTCTCTGTCTATACGTATTTCCAGTCTCCTATCTTTTGGATTGGTTTTAATTTTTTGTCCTTTTTTCGGCACACAAATTTCTCCTTTCTTTTTATTTTCTATAATTTTATCAAAAAGTCCGTACGATGTAAAGAAATATTTATGTATCAAAAAAAGAAGCGCATCTCTGCGCTCCCTCTTATATACCCGCTTTCCCCAGTCTTTCCCAATCTGCATCCCTAGTACATTCATCCTTTTTCTTCAATAAGTTTTCGTTCTCTTTTTCCAGTTTTTCTATTTTTATTTCCAATTTCTTTTTCTCTTTTTTCAATGCAATATTCTCTTTTTCCAAATCGTCCGCACGAATAAGCGCGTTTGACTCCCGATTAAAAAGATCAGTATTGTGCGCCTTTAATGCATCTTTTTCTTTATTTAACTCTCTTATTTCCCATTTGTAATTCTTTTTATCTTGCGTCATCTTAATTTTCAATTCTTCTATCGTTTGATGTGCTTTATTCAACTTCTTTTTGCACTCATTTAGTTCTGATTCAGACTCCCTATTCTCCATCGTAATTCTCCACATATTAAATCCAAATTTATATGAAAGTGTAGCCACAATCATTACATATAATTTTATTTATTTCATATGTTTGATCTTTTCTCAAAATCTTTTCCTTTTTATTTACTAAAGTAAACGGTTTAAATGGATTTAGATTTGCAGTGTATCTTGTCTTTGTTTTGCCTGGTACAAATTTCTGCTACGTATAATGAGAACAATTTTCGCTCCCACATCTTGGACAGTAAACCTCTTTTTTTTCTCCGAATAAAGTATATTTATATATACCATTAAATCCCGTGTTTTGAGATCTTTCAACAGAATTTCTTAAGAATAATTTTCCAACACCTGTAATCTCTGGCTCTTTTGGGCGTTCCCACCCTGTATCATTTTCGTTTTCTTGTTCGTATGATTTATAAAATTCACTTTTTCCCGCAGACATTTCATTGTTTTCGTGTTGTTTCAACGGAAATCCGCAATTGATACACATTTCTGCTTTGTCTGAAATTTCTTTTCCACATTCAGGACATTTAATCAACGCCATGTGTTACCCTCCCACCACTTGTAATAAAATAATTCTAGCACAAGTGGCGGTATTTGTCATTAAAATATTGGAACTGGATTTCTCTGTGTTCTTCTTGCTTCACTCTTCCATTGCTTAACTGTACTGTCATATATTACCTTGCCGTCTAATTCAACTTTAATTCCGCTGTTTTCACTTGTATTCTGTGCGATTTGTGACAGATATGGTGTCAATGCTTCTGATACTGCGCTTTTTACTCCTGCTTTAATTCCTTCTACAATTTGGCTGTTATTCGCAACTGCTGTATTCCCGTTGCTAAACTGCCCGACCATTTCTCCGTGGTTTGCAAAAAATAAGCCATCTTCCGGGAAACCTCCTGTTGAAAACCTTTGTATTCTATTTAGCTGTACTGTAGGTACTAAGTCTACACCGCCCCAGTCAGCATCTGCCACTTTTGCTGCCCACGATACAACTTTGTTGAATCCTCCTATTATCTTATTTATCCCACCAACAATAAAGTTTATAGCACTTTCTATTCCGCCAATTACCGCATTCATAGCGTTTACCATTCCAGATTTTACACCAGACCACAAACCTTCAAAAACTCCAAGCAATGGTTGAACAACATTTGTATTAAACCAATTTGAAACAACATTCCAAACTGATTTTATATTGTTCCATAAATTTGTAAAAAATCCTCCTACTTTTTCACATACACTTTCAAATCTTTGTCTAACAGGTGTTATTACATTTTGATTAAACCAATCAGAAACAGAACTCCATACAGACTTAACATTTTCCCATAGTTGTTTAAAAAATCCAGATACTTTTTCCCAAAGTCCTTGGAAAAAGTTTACAACAGGCGTTATTACATTGTCATTGAACCATCCAGAAACAGTTATCCAAATCGCTTGAACAATTATCCAGAGACCTTCAAAAATTTGTTTTACTCTTGTCTTGAAACCTTGGAAAAAATTTACTATTGGTTCTATAACTGTTGTACTAAACCATGTAGAAGCATTTTGCCATACAGTACTTACCGTTTTCCAAAGCCCTGACATTGTATTTGATATTGGAGTAAATATTTTTTTATTAACCCAATCTGAAACACCAGAAAACCAGCTTTTTATTGTTTCCCAGTTATCATGCACTAAAACAACAACCGTTCCAACAGCGGCAACTATGGCTGCAACTAAAGCCGCCGGTGCTGCGGCAACTCCAAGAATAACAGCTCCTACTGCTGCCAAGGCAGTTCCTACAAGCATTAATATTTCATTTAACCAACTAAATCCTTCTTTCATCATTTTTACAAAGTTAGTTACTGCTAAAATTGCTCCTCCAACAGTTGATACTATACCTGCAAGAGTTGTTCCAATTGTACCAAAAGCGGCTGTCATAGATTCGTTCAGGCTAAGACCGCTCATAAGATTTGGAATTAATATTTTGCCAACGCTTTCTCCAAATTTTCCTATTCCTCTTTTAAAAACTCCAACAAGTGCAGTTCCTATCCCAGTTCCTTTTTCTGCGCCTAAAGCCACTACTATTGCATCTTTTACTTTCCCAGCAATAAATTTTCCTATAGTATTTAGAAGATTTGCTTCGATTATTGTCTTTGCAATTTTTTTAATGGTTAATGCTCCAATTACAATTGCTACTGTTTCTACATTAAGATTTGACAGGAAATCCTTTGCACCATTCCAAACATCAGACCACTTGATATTTTCTATCATGGTTTTAATTGTCTTGTAAACTCCCTGTACCCAAGTATTTATATCTTCTGCAAGTGCTTTAAAATCAAATGTTTTGAAGAATTTATTTATTCCCTCTGCCAGTGATTTTCCAAAGTTTGACCAGTCAAATGTCTGACCAAAGGAAAGTGTGGCATAAATTGCCGTGTTCAGTGCCCCTGCAATCGTCTTACCAACATTTCCAAACAGTCTCGGATTGATAAGACCATTAAGGAAATCTGCCAAGCCTTTGCCGAAGTTTCTTGCCTTGGAATAAATTCTATCCCAGTCAATAGATTCCATGGCATCTGATAGCGCATCGCTGATATATGCCCCAAGTTCCCGCAAACTTCTGATCTGACTTTCATAGTCCTTGAAAATAGTATCTACCTGTACCAGCCCACCGGACGCACCACCGCCGGATGCACCACCACCGCCGGAACCACCAGAACCAGATCCGCTTGAATTATCCGGAGTGGTAATCAGATTCAGTTCGTCAAAGGCTCTTAAGCCCTTATTCATCTTTTCAACGTTCTTCGCTGCCTGTCCCGTGCTGTCTGCTATATCAGCCGCGCTCCCTGCTGCATCAGACCAATCATCTGCCAAACCACCGGCAGAAATCTCAAATTTCCATCCGAAGATTGATCCTAACGCATTGGTTACTGTCGTTGCAAAAGCAATAACTTTCTGCATGACTGCATTAAGAGTTCGCACAAACGGTTTAAAAGCGTTAATCAGTGCGCCACCGATAATAGCCGCAAGCTGTTCAAATGACTGCTTAAGGATTCTTACCTGGTTTGCCCATGTGTCTGATGTTCTCGCAAAGTCTCCTTGCGCCGCGGCTGTATTAGCCATAACATACTGATACCGGAGCATGGTCTTTTCTGCCTGCGTCATAGACGAAATGTCGGCATCTAGTCCTTGTTTCATAGCCCACTCTTTAAGAGTAGCCTGTGTGAGGTCAAGACCGTATTTTCTTAAAGGCTCTGTCTCCCCGGTAAATACTGCCTGCAGGTTCCTTGCAACATCAGACTGTTCCATATCGTAGAAAGAAGCCATATCTGCAGTCAGCTTTGTAAGCTGTAGCGACATGTCAGCCATCTTTCCTTGTGAAAATCCCATGGCTGTACCCATAGCTTGGAATCGGCTTGCCACCTGTTTAGCGGTCAACTCTGACATGCCAAAATCCTGTATGGATGTTTTTGAAAAGTCCTGTATCAGCTTCTCATAATTGCCGAATGTGGTACGTACAACGTTCTCAACCTCTGTCAAAGAAGATGATATGTCGATAGCATCCTTAATCTTTGAAAAAGCACGGAATAACAGCCAGTATGACGCATATAGTTTTCCAAATGCTGACGCAAGACTAAAGCTGCTACTCTTCGCCTTGTTCGCAGATCCACTAAAAATGTTCAAACTTTTTCCGAGAGATGTTGCTGCTCTACCGGATGATGCGCCTGTTTTTGCCAAATTGGCAAGTGCTTCTGTCATCCGGATGATGTTTGCGCTTACGTTAGGCGCTTTTGAAAGCGTCTCAAACAGGTATTTAAGGTTATCTGCAAGCAAAGGTATGTTGTTTACTGCTCTGCCGCTCGCAACGCTTCCTAACCTTGATATAGATGTCACAAGGCTACTCATGTTTGTCATATCAAATTTCAGTTCGCCGATTTTATTCATCTGGCGCACAAAATTCTGTAGTTGCGCTGATATTTGCGGCAAATTGGCTGTTGCCTGTGTAGAATTCGCCAATCCAAGTTTGCTAATGCTTTTAATCAGATTTGACAATCCTGTTGTATCAAAGTTAAGTGACCCTACGCTGTTCATTCCTTTGACAAAGTAAGCAAGGTCATCCTTAATTTTAACTAGATTGCTTGTTCCTACAGTAGCCAAAGTTCCGCCCATTTTAGACAGAGCAGCCGCCGTATTTAAAATGCCGCTGGTATCAATCGTTTTCGTATCTTTCATTCCTGCAGCAAGATTTTTCATTGCCGCAGATATACCATAGAAAGATGATGTGTCTACATTTGAGAATTTGCTTAATGCGGTGGCAAGTGATGTAATCTCTTTTGATTTTGCACCCTTAAACCCTGTTGCCGCGTCAGACATGCTTCTAATTCCAGATGCTATGTTTGAAAGTTTACTGGTATCAAATGATAGACTTTTCCCAAGACTATCCAAACTTGATGCAAGTTTATCAATTGAATCACTCGCTTTTGCAGAATCAGCCTTAATTTTTATCTGTAATTCATCAATATCTGCCATGACCGCACCAACTTTCTACGCATAATAAAAAGACGGTAGGCTGTGACACCTTACCGTCCTTGATTTTTTACTGAATCAAAATTTTCTGCCCTACATAAATTTTGTTTGGGTTCTTGATCCCGTTATCTTTCTGCAATTTTGCAACCGTTACATTGTTTTCTTTTGCGATCTTTGAAAGCGTATCTCCGCGTCGTACCGTATACGTTATCTTTTTATCTTTAGACTGCACAGAAGCATCCGTTGATCGAATATCTCCATCGTTGCACCAGCCTACCGCAACTCCATTCTTTGAAAAGCAATATGGATTGTGCGTGCCCGCCTTGATTCGTGTAATCGTTCCGGAAGCATACTTGATGATCGCATCTCCAATACCAGCCGTGGAAGATTTGTAGTAAGAAGAAACCGTGATTTCCTCTCCAACCTTATGAAGTGTATTTTCTGGCTCCGGCATAACATTTACCGTGTCTACCGCTACATACAGTTCATTCAGATCGACGCATCCGGAAACACCGGCTACAAATCCCTTTGAACTGTATTGCCATCCGTAAAGTTCATGAAGAATATCAGGCTTCTTGTCTTCCGGTGCGTCCGCCGTAATCATCATAGGCGTACTGGACGGGTATCTTGCAACCCAAAACGGGCAATCAATATGCTCAAGATATGGCTTGATATAGCTGTTGTAAAAAGACAGACCCGTGTATACACCAAATTTGCACCCTGCGGCTTCAATGATCTTCTGATATTCATTGATAATAGAGACAATCTTATCGCCAATATTCTGCTGGCACTTATCCTCTACATCCAGCCATACCATCACATTTCTTCCGGCAAGAACTTCGATCACTCTTTGCGCATCGGTCTGTGCCTTTTCTGCGTTAGTTGCGTAGCTGTAATTGTATACACCCTGCACTGGAACGCCAGCTTCTGTTGCTCCTGTCCAGTTTGCTTCAAAATACTTGTCCGGCTGCAAATCTTTTCTGATTACTTTCAAAATGGCAAATTCAACGCCGTTCTCTGCTACTTTTGACCAGTTAATATTTCCATTGTACCCGGAAACATCAATACCTTTAATTTTCATGTGGCACCTCTTCTTTCTTTGGGTGGCTCAACTCATAATTTGATTGCATAATTTTGAGTTTTGCCACAAATAATTCTCTTTGTTTCTGAATTTCCTCTTCTGTCATTTCAGAATCGTTTAACAAACTATGCTCTGTGATAGGCTTGTCTATATACTTTGATTTAGCTTTTTTACCGGCAAGGCAATGTTCTACTGCCACCGATACCGCTGACAATCCATATGTTCCAAACCACATCCACATCTCATTGTCTCTTTGCTTTTTATCTAAGTTGTAAGCATCCGCATAAGGCTGTAAATCAGCCGGGCAGGACGCGTCTATATCACACACGGTAAATCCATACCATTTAGTGACTAAAAGCCAGAATGGGCGGATTTCCGTGCAATATGTTCCCCATGTAAGTTCTCTCTGTTCTTCTACTTTTTCCTGGTAGTTTTCTTCTCCACTTCTTTCTGCTCTGCTTTGAGCAGTTTTGATAAAAAACCGTTTTCAAGTAACTCTGTTAAAAGTGCATTGTAAAGTGCCTGAACATCTGCATCTTCTCCGTCAAAGTAATCATCCAGCATGGCATATACTTTTCCAAGCTGCTGTTCCTTTTCTTCTTCATTGTCCGGGTTATAGCCAAGCTCTTCTTTATGGAACTTCTGCGCTCCAACAAGAATTAACTCTGGCAGAAATAAAAGGATTTCGTCAACCGCTTCCATATCTTCCATCTGGTTTAATTTTGCTACTTTCTTGATAATTCCGCTTTTCACGGTTGCTTCATATCCAAACTTAATCTGTAATTCTTTCTCTCCAAATTTTAATTTTGTCATATTCTTTCCCTTTCTCCCTCTCATATAGGGAAAGGGCAGTCCGAAGACCGCCCTATTCTTTTACACTGTTCCCTCAAGTTCCGATTCGGTTGTCTGATTATCGTCAGCCGATTCAACCGAACTATTCGACTGACGTGTTATTCCCCCGGTGTAAACGCCACGGCCGTGTCCATTCCCTTGTATTCCTCAATGGTAAGGTTCATTTCAACCGTCAAAAGCTCATTCTGACCAATCTCCGGCTGCGGTATCTGCTCCGGTGGCTGCGCAACAACAAAAAACGCATCTGCAAATCCAGGAATAATGGTTTCAAACCACATTCTTTTCCCATCGGTAAGCGCCTTATACGCCGTAATAAGCGTTTCCCACTCTTCCTTTGTGGCATCCGTAAGGTTTACCGTGATAGGGAAAGATCCACCGGTATCTGCGCGCCCCTTTACATATCTGGTAATTGCATCCTCTAAAGCGGACGCGTCGATCTGTTCCGGCTCAATGTTAATACCGCCAATCGAGTTAATTCTTGTGAGTTGTTTAAACGATGTAGGCTTTGTTCCGGCTGTCGCTTCTGTGCCATAGCCAAACGTAATTCCTAACGTAGACAATCCTGCTGCTGCCATTTTTACCTCTCTTTCTACCGCCAAATAATGCGGTTATCGGGCGCATCTCTTTGCGCCCGGTGCATAAAAAATAGAGCCTTTCGGCTCTTTTACATCAATCTGTCGTTTGCTCCGATTATCCTCCGGAACCTTGCAACGCTTCTAAATTTTTTCTCGCTGTCGTTTTTAAACTCCGGCATTGCTGTAATTTGAAATCGCATCTGCTTAAAGGCATCAGCTAAAATAGCCATAATCCCTTTTGCATCGCTTTGCTTTGTGTTTGTAATGACGTCAACCTGTATTGTTTCCTGCACCGCATTTACGGATGTGCCATCTAAATCTGCCCCACGTTCAAGCCCCGGCATCTCATGGATGTAAATAGTCGGGAAAACAGGGTCTTTATCCAGGTTCTTTTCAACCGTTGTAAATGCAGTGTCAAAATTCATGCTTTTGTATTTCTTCTTGAGTTTTGGTTTGGCTATCGTTACAACATTGGAGAAAATGTTTGTTTCAAGATCAAATACCCACTGGTTGTCTGCCATTATTTAACCACCTCATATGTTTTCTTGAAAATATCCAGCTTGCATGGATATAATTCTCCACTTACACCGCGGATAATATAATCTCCAACAGTAACATGATGGTTTCCTTCAAGCGTCTTAATGTAAAGTTCGCATGGCGGCGCGTCTTCTGAAATCGGATTCTGGTAAAACAAAACGCCTTTTTCAAATGCTTCTGACGCCCATTTCGGCACGTACCAATTACCGTCTTTATCCTTTAAATCACCGTCATACTGAAATGCTTCAATTACTACCGGTTTTTTCCTGTACTTCATTATCCAAACACCTCCTTCGCTGTCTGTGTAACAATCTGCCGCAACTCATTTGCGGTCAGATACATAAATGGTCGGCTTGGCATTCCCTCTGTAAACCACAAATCGCCATTGTCGTCCTGATAAAACCATCCATATCTTCCATCTGAAATCTGATGGATAGTTTTTCCACTTGCGTACTGCCACGAAACACCCTCCGGCAGTTTCCCAGGATAAGGACTTTGCTGTCCCACAATTCCGGTTCCAAACTCAACAAATGCGGCATGGTCTGTACCGACTATTACCGCCCATATCCCGCCGCCCTTAGTGCTTCCTTCATATTCCGCGTGAACACTAGAAATGAGTTCCGATGTAAATATTGCGTCAAGGTCAGCAATTTGCACTCTGGCAATCTCTACGCCCTTTTCCGCGAGTTTTTCTGCCAATAGCTGGCACTTATATGTCAAGCTGTTTTGATAGGCTCTAAGCTCTCGTATGGCGTTCTGAACAGACTTTTCAGACAGGCTTATTGTGATTACTTTCTTTCCCATTCAGCACCTACTTCACATTTTTTTGCAATAAGAACAAATCAACCGTCAATCCCTCGTCTGCGACACCTTTTACGATGTAATCAGCCGAATTTTCGTCAACGATTGTATTCTCTTCATCTTTGTACCTTACATCTGACCGTTTCCATACCAAAGAGCCGACGCTCAATGGAAGTTTCCCTTTGTCCTCGACAATCTGAACAAAGTTTGTTGAATTGTCAACGCCAAACTCTTTTATAAGTGCTTCACTCAACTTATTGCTGATTGAAGAATAAAAAACCACAGGCTTCTCATAACCTGTGGTATACTCTCCGGTTGTTTTCGGTATTTTGTTTCCATCTTTATCGAGGTAATAAATTACATTTCCATCCGAATCAGTATATGAAGAATATTCGATGTTTCCATCCTCGTCCGTCACATACACCGGAACCTTTCCGCTCTGTAGCGAATAACTCATTTTTTGCTTATTGATCTCAAGCATTTCACTTCACATCCTTGCCGAACCGTTTCCACAGCTCAGAAAGCTTTTCCCATCCATACATTGCGACAAACGCAACAATAAATCCTGCAATAATAGCTGCCAAGATCATATACCATAAAATTGATGTCTGGATGTACTGCATGTATGCCACAAACGCAGCGACCGTGATTCCGATAGAAAGAACAAATACCAAAATGTCCGTTGGAATCTTAGAAAATACGCCTACACCTTTGATTACCTGTGTTACCACAGACACAACAAATGCCAGCGCACCAATAATCGCCAGAATAATTGTCATGTTAGCAATTACCGCCTGTATAATATCCATGATTAAACCTCCTTTTCATCATTAAGACGGGTTTCTATTCCGTCAATTCTGTGATGAGCCGATTTCACACTTTCCTCCACCTTTATGATCCTGTTGTCATGAGAATTGATTTCTTTTCGCATCTCGGAAACTTCATTCTTGATCTCGGTTGTGTTGTTTGAAATGGCATCCAACTTCATGTTAATGCGTGTGTTCTCCCGCACGCGCTCTTCAAGATCCGTGTTGTCTGTCCTTTTGTTGCTCTTCAAGCCCATAAAGACGGAAAAACCAAGCGACAGCACGCTTATAATGATTGCTGTTGATATTTCAATCGTCAAATCATATACCGCCTTTCATTTTTATGGCACACCGCCCACCACCGCTCAATGTGTGCCGCCTGCTACGTTTTGTCGACGTCGACAAAACGTAACGCACAATCTTCTAAACTCCTCGAAATCGAGGGGTTATAATGATTTTATAAACGGAAATACTCCCACAAACAAGCTTTCCCTGTCTTTCCAGCTACGGCTTACGCCGTTTTCTGAATAGCTTGCCATATAGGCTTCTCCTGCCTGTGAATGGTCGTACACGGCTAAATTGACGATTACATCTTCAAACTGTTTCAAGTCTTCGGATATTTTTTCATCCGTGTAGCTTTCCGGGTAATTCCGCTTGCTTACCACTTCATTTCTTGCCTGCTTGATAATCTGTTCGATGTAAGGGTTATCTTCTTTCTTGTCGAACACAACAACATCAGAAGTAACACCATCTTCATCCGTAACGGTTTCAATATGAAATTGTTTCAGCCTGATTTTTACCTGCTCTAATGTTGTATATTCGTCCATTCTTCCCCACCTACAATCCGAACTGCTCGATCAAAATGCGTTTCAGTTCCGCTCCACTGATTTCTTCTGCACCATCGATCCCATGTTCAGCGGCAAGTGCCTGTAAATCAGCAGTGCTCATTCTGTTAATCTCTGTCTTGGTGTACTCGCCAGAAGATTTCTCTCCCGGAACAATGTCCGGGATTTCATCTCCTGCTTTATACCATCTTCCATTGCGCTTTACTGTATATTCAGCAATCATACCGCACCTCCTACGCAACTTTCATGACAACAACGCTGTCCATGCCCTCAAAAGTAGGCAATCCGATCATTGACACAATGCAATGCGTGTTGATCGGATGATTTGTTGCGTATGTATATACCGAAATACCGGTTTCTACAATAGAAAGGTTTCCGTCTGTTAAACTTCCGCTTCTCTCTTCCGGTGTCTTTCCAAAGACATAATCTCCAAGGTACACGCCGGATGCCTGCGCTGAAATAACTCCTGTAGGAATAAAATATTTGGTGGCACCGTCTGCCGGGTCGATGTAAAGTTTGTCGTAAACTTCAATCTCGATGCCGTATCCTCTAAGATATTCTGTAACCTGTCCCTGCTGTAAACGAATACCTCCATTGTAAGCAGTAATTCCAAGCACCTGTTTCTTTGTGTCTTCTGCCTTAAGAACCATCTCCCATGTTTCTGTATTCATGCTAAAACGTGCAAGGGAATATCCGGTTTTCTTTGCAAACTCACGTTTAATCTCGATAAGGTCGTCAAGTGGCGTTGCTGTTTCTGGTGCAGACCATTTATCGGTATCGCTTCCGGAGATATCCTTGTAATGGTCTCTCTTGTGCGCCACTCCATTGTCCGAAGTATAATCCACATAGTAGCTCTTTCCGCCAATTGTTACCTGTACTCTTGGAATACCATCAGATGGTGCTAACAACTGCCAAATCTGGCGTTCCGGCACTACTCTTGCCCCTTCAATAAGCATCATCGGTTTTTTGCTGATTTCTCTAAGCACCTGGTTTGCCATGTTGGAATTTTCTGCCGACTGGTAATTTGCATACTCCTGCTCTTCACGCTCTGTTACCATGTAAGACTCACGGTAGAAAGGCATCTCGTTCTGAATGTCCGAAAATCCACCAACGTCTCTTAACTCTGCCTGCGCATCAAAATTGGATGCCTTTAAGGATACCGGGAGACCGTTTTTCCCTTTGATAAATCTAAGCTCAAGGCTGTCCTGTTTTCTGGTTCCAAATTTCTGTCTACCTAAGTAAGGCGCAGAACCAAGCGTTTTTTCATAATTATTCCACATAACCCCAAGGCTTCTTGCGGTAAATGCTTCTGCTAATGGTAATGCCATTCTCTAATACCTCCATTTCTTAATCAAAAAAAGTGACACGCGGTGTTGCTGCTTTTGCAGTTTCTTCCACGGTCACTCCGTTCGCTGTTACCTTTGCGCTGTCAATAGAACCCTGATATACATAAGTTCCCGGCGCATCTCCCATTGTTACGTCAACATCTTCCAGAAGATATCCTTTGCAAGATGCATCATTGCTAGGAAATGGTGTTCCTGCCTTTGCAATTTTCTTTCCGTTAGCATCTGCACTTGTTACCATTGTCTGCGGAACGATGCACGCCGCACCCTCATAAGGAAAGAATTTTAAAATTCCTTTACTCTGTGTAAAGTCTCTTTCAATCGGTTTTCCCATAATTTACCTCCTATAAAACATAATGGTCTTTGGCTTCTGCATTTTTTGCCGGTTCGCCAAAGCTGATACTTTCGGCATTTTCAACATCTGCCGTTTTTTTATTCTCTCCACCTGCAGTACCGCCGCCCGGATTTTCAGAATTATTTGCGATCTCCTGTTCCTTTGCCTGCGCTGCTGCTGTTTCCTTTTCGGATGTAATCTTTCCAAGAGCGTCATAATCAAGGCTTCCATCATCTTTGACGACCGTTTTTGCCTGCTCTGCATTGATTTTTAACTTTTCCATCAATGCTTCGCGCTGGTCTCTGATGGCGTTTTTTTTCTGCATATCTGCAATCTGCTGATTTGCTGTCTCTAACGCCTTGTTTGCTTTTTCAAGTTCCGTGAGGTTTCCTGCTTCCATTTCATCCAGCTTTTTCTGCAACTCATCTGCGCTGTCTGCCTTTGCCTTAAGCTCTGCTGCTTTTGCCTGTTCTCTCTGTACGGCACTGCCGTAATCAGCAATGATTTTCTCAACATTTTCCTCACTGATACCCATTGCAATTAACTCTTCTCTTTTCATTGATTACCTCCGATATGTCTTTACGAATTTTTGCGGTGCAACGACACCGAATGACACTGTTGTTTTTTACGCTCACAACTTTGCGAATTTTTATAAAATAAAAACAGCAGCCGATTACTCGGTAGCTGTCTTATTTTGCTGTTTATTTAATTGATTTACAATTTCCTGCGCTTTTTGTTCCTGCTCTTCTGCATCATCAACTGTTTTCCACAACACATCTATATATGGCTTAGACAAGAGAAATGTCTTTTCAGAATCTCCCCAAAGCCCCACCGTTTTAATGGCAATAAGAGGATGTATGCCGCACTCTAAAAGCTGATATAGTGTTTGCGACTTTGTATACATATTGTCTTGAGGGCTATGATTGATTTGCACATCAAAATCCCTCATTGACAATTTCAAATCATGATCTTTAACACGAATTGCATTTAAAACAACTTTTGCAAGCCTTTTTTCTGCTGATTTCACGATTGGATCTTTTAACTTTGCACGGGTTTTCGAGAAATCCCATCCATTTCTCAACTCTACCGCGCCCTGTGTATCTCCGCCAGTATTCCCCTGCTTGTTGGGTATGGCAAGAATTGATAAGGCATTGTCCCAAAGATCATCTTTTGCCACCTGGCACTGACTCTGGTTAAGTTCCTGCGTCATGATTTCAACATCGGCTTTGTTATCCTTGTTGTTAGACTTTACAGTCAGAGCATGGCTTATTTTCATTTTTTCAAACGTCTCTTGGTCGATTTCACAGTTCACAAACTTAACCCAGTATTGAACAAACTGCTCAATTCCATCCATTCTGTTTGACTGCATGTTGTTTATGGCATCCAGAAGCCCTATAACAAGCTCAATGTCTGATATTCTTTCATGGTTGTTTGGGAATTCAACAATAGGAATGCTTCCAAATGCGTGCAATTTCCATTCAGAAACTACTCCATTTTGAATTTTGCATGAATAACTGTCTGTATAGCACAGTTTGTACCATCTTCCATTCTCGTCCTTAAGTTCTTGTACTGCAAGAACCGGTTCTTCCGTGCTCCGATTATAAATAACACACGTATTCATCGGAGTAGGGGCAACAATCTGAAATGGTATTTCTCCATTTGAAAATCTCACCGCCTTAAAAGATGTTCCAGTTGCTGACTGCCATTCACCAGCTTTAATGTCCTTTTCCTGTTTATTCGCATCCACAAGGTAATCATTCAGCTCATCTACTGCATGATTGATCGCATCATCATCTTTTCGACTGATAAACTGGATTGGCTCGCCGTACGTCTGCCCTACTTTGAACTGAACAATCTCATACGCATGATTTTCTACTATTTTGTTTGTAATATCAGCATTTTGTACCTTTAACCTGTATAAAATCGGCTGATCTCCTTTGTAATACCGCCACAGGTATTCTATGATGGTTTTGTTGTAATAATAATTTCCGATGCAGTCTCCCACCACCTTGACAATATTGTCTGCTGTGATGGTTTCAACATCGGTATATAAAATTTTTCGCCCATAACAGCCCTTAACAAGGTCTTGGAGAGATTTATTATTCATAATTAGCTCCTAAATAAACGTCATCCCACTGGATGTTGACCGGATTGGAAGAGATTTTAATTCCGTTTTTCCATTTTCCGGATAAAATACCACTTTTTTGTGACATTTCCTACATTCCACAGAAATGTTCATTGTTGAACGCCCATCGTGCGTAGCAACTTTTCTTCCACACCGCGGGCAATATATTGTTTTTGGTTTATATACCATAAAATCCTCTTTTCTTTTCAAAAGAAAAAGCACCGCCATAAATCAATCAATGGCAATGCTTTTTCTACTCCTCCAATCCAGCTTCTTTATAATAAGCTTTTGCTGTCCTGGAATACGATGATGGAATTATTCCATTATTCAAATTTCTTATTTTCTTTGTTTCTTTATACATAAGTTTCATGGCGTCTACTATTTTGTTTGGATTTTCCATGACAAGTTTGGTTGGTATTCTTATGGTTTCCCATTTTTCACCAAGTTCTTTTCTTATCTCAATATCCCTTTTCCCATCTTTTGCCAACCGAAAATCATGGAACCCACCATCTACTTCTAAACATATATGCATATCTGGTATAAAGAAGTCTATCTTGTAATTTAAAATCTTATGGTTTATCTTAAACCTAATATCGTTATCCACAAGAATTATTGCTGTAATTATTTCAGATATACTGAAAAAAGATTCTGGGCTTTCAATCTCCATTTGCCTAACAAAATCTATGGAATCTAGCATATCATTCATATAGCATTTACAAGATTTTTCCATTTCTCTTAACGCATTTTCATGCATTACCTGCAATTTTATTTTTGCATAACGTTCAACAAGTTTTTTATGACTTTCAATGTGTTCTTTTTTACACTTATCGCAAAAAACTCTTTCCATTGGTTCTATGTGCGAAAATTCAACTTCTTTTCCACAAGCTACGCATTTAAACTTTTCTTTATATGCATAATTAAAACGCTTGCTTTCTTCAATTTCTTTTTTTGTTGTTCTTAAATCCATATAAATGCCTCCCGCGATGTTCGCATCTCTCATGGGCTTTGCCCATTGTAATTATATAATTTTTTCAATATGACATTCTATGACATTTTACAAATAAGTTGCTCCATATTTTTGCTCAAATTTTTTTAATGCAATTCCATGAAGCCTTATTGTTTGTCTCCATGAGTAATTCATTTCGGTTGCAATAACCTCAAATGTCTTTTTTTCTATGTACTTTGAAAACAACACATTATAAACATTCTCATCTTCCATGCTGTCTATCTGACTGACAATCTGATCTCTTTTAATGATATAATCATCAACCAGTGCATCAATCTTTCTTTCCATTTCATCAATCTTTGCCTGCTTCGCGCCTATCCTGTCAAAATTTGGGGTTGTCATTACTCTTTCTTCGTTTGTAATTGACGATATGCTGCATGCCAGCTCTTTAAGTTGTGCAAGCTCTATTAGCTTATTATTTATCATCCGGTTAAGCCTGCTTATCTGGTTTAGATAGTCCTTTGTTGTCATATCAATACCTCCTAAACGGATTTACTGCCGCTTCTACTTTGGCTACGTTATTTCCATTTGTCACTCTAAGCGCAAAGTTTGAAAATACATCCGGCACATCATCCAACTGCTTTTTACCGGACACTGAATATCTCTTGATAAGAGACATCATTACTCCATATGGCTCATTTGGCTTATATAATGATGGGTCTTTAAATATAACGTGCTGCAATATCCAGTTAGAGCACTGGAAAATCCTTGCTTCCTTGTTTGTCTCCGTCGGTGTGTCAGTAATGTTACATATCCATCCTTTTTTTTCGACACGCTTGTTTACTTCCATTGCGACACGGTCTCCGCCGGCGTTTCTCTCAAATTCACATTCCTGCACTTTGTTGTTTGTCAAAACATTTGCTGCATTTTCATACTGCATCTCATAATCTGCCGTGTTATCGCAAACACAATCTACACAGTAGTAATCTTCTCCGTATTTTTGCAATACCGGCAAAACAAAGTAATCCGTTCCTTTTCCCTTTGTATCGCATTGACCGGTTACAATCTCTGGCTCTCCATGCGGCAAATTAAGATACCGGCGTATTTTATCTTCCGGAAACAGCAATCCCTCTCGCTCAATCGGTTCCTGTTTGTAGAGACAGCGATATGATATGTCGTCCATCAATAATTGTTGGTCTTCAAAAAATTCTTTTGTAAACCCAGAAAATTCATAGTCAAAGTTGCTTTCTCCTGTAACTGAGTCTACATCCGGCACCGCAATAACCTTTACTCTTGGATTTCCCTCGTACATATTCTGGATGCGCCCTATAACGTCGTGTACGCTCCATCTTGTGGCAATATGTATTTCCTTGCAGTTCTTACCGTCCGTGTCCTGTATCTTTCTCTGGCGGGCATCTACGGCATATTTATCCCACAATTTATCAAGGATAATAGGATTCATTGCTTCTTCGATACCGCCTATCATATCGTCAACCAGTAAGAACTTAGAAGCTCTTACTTTACCGGCATTCTTACTACCAACAGACGTACATTGTACGGATGGAAACGATTTGTACTTCCCGACATTAAACTGCTCCATCTTCGCATTTGTGCTTGTCACTGAAAGATCAGGGAAAATTTCATTCCATGTATATTCTTCCGTATTTGTAACAATATCGTACACACCGTCATAGTACATTCTGGTGATATCTCCACTGTGCGAATAAAAAAGGCTGAAATCTCTAGGGAACCATCCGGCAACAAGCGCGTGAAACATTTTTTCAACCGTTGTTTTACCCGCACCTGGGACAAGTGATACGCACAGGATGTCATATTTATCATCAATCATGCCTTGTAAAGCCTGTGTAAGCCCTATTTTGAGAAATTGCTTTCTTCTTGGCATATAAAACCGTTCTTTAGGATCTCTTTTCTTTTCCAAATACTGGAAAGCACTATCCACAACTTTGTTTTGCGCTTCCAAAAGCAAAATTCCGTAATATTTGTCCAGAATTTCATAAGATACCTTGTTTTGGAATGAATATTTCTCTAAATCCCATGGTGTGCCACCTGTAGATTGAAAGATAAACTGCTCCGTCAGTTCTTTCGCTCTGGCAGAAACCTTTAATCCATACTCAACATCTTTTTCTGTCAGAATGGCTACCCTTGCCGCTTCTTCCATGGCATCCATAACCTGTTCATCAACGCCATGCACCTGTATGTAATTTTCATATCCATTTACTGTGGAAATTAGGCTTGAACTTGCCAAAAGAAAAGCACCTCCGCAAAAAAGCAGAAGTGCCTTAAGACCTCTGCCAATAATTTTTGTTGGTTAGCGACTAACTCTGTTTGTTAGCCGGTAATTTTTTATTCCAATTTTGTTATGTTGTATTTTTCTGTTTTATCATCATATATTTTTGTTTCTAAAATTGCCGTGACGGATTCTCCAATTTTATTTGAATATTTATTATATGTGTCACTCCCGGATATAGCATATTCTTTACCATTATATTCAACAGTAATCTTGTAAACTGCCGGATGTGTAATTATTGTTGTTGTTTTACCATTAAAAATCGGTGTTATATATGCTGCTCTGTGGTATTCATCCACTACCTTAACAGTAACACTTGAATATTGTGTATCAACACACTTTTTACAGCCAATCAAAGATAATAAAAACAATATACATAAAATAAAGCATATTATTTTCTTTTTCATAATGATTCCTTTCTTCTGATATACAGCTTAAATATTTGCTGAGCAGTGTTCTACCTCAAATTCATTATTTTCGACGTTATAAATTTGAACTCCATTCTTGTCCGTCTTGTATCTATCAAACACGCACGAAATATTTATGCCATTTCCAACATATCCAACGCTGTCCGCATGGAAGTCTATGTTGTATACCTTTTTCTGCCATTTCCCGTTGGCATAGATTTTTGTAAAGCCACCTTTTCTAGTTTTGATTATAATTTTTGAACGTGTTTTTTTCATTTCCAATACACCTTGAACCCTTTCGCCGTATAATTTTCAACCGCCTGTTTCAATTCTTCCTTGCTTTTATATTCCTCTCGAAGCATGATTGCTACCTTGTTCTTTTCCACAGCGTATATACCGCATGTAACAGCGTTACTCGCCGTATCAAGAACTGCTTTATACTGTTTGCTGTTCATCTCGTATGTGCTGTTATTGATATTGACAATCATTTTTCATAAACCTCTCAAAATCTTTGCACTCATAGTCAAGTGATGTGTCATTCCCTTTTTGGCATTTATAAAACGGATATTCTTCCCCTGTCTCTTCGTCAAAAATAAAATCCTCATCACAATATTTACAAGTTGAACAATCTTTTACATTACTCATTTCTCATAAACTCCTTAAAATCTTCCATACATTTATCGCACAAGTCGTATGTGACATTTAAAATACCATTCTTTGTAATCGAATTTCCGCACAATATTCCTTTTTCAATTTCTGCACCACACCTGTCGCAAGTGCACCATTCTTTTTTATGTTTCATTCTTCTACCAACTTTCTGCCGCACATCGGGCAAAATGCAATATCAAAGTATCCTCTCGCCATACCGTAGTTTGAATAAATCACAATTCCGGGAACTTTGTCCCCTTTATTCATCATAATTTGTGCATTTGTCAAATTCGTTTCATTTGCACACTTCTGAATGGGAATATTAGCGCCGAATATTCTGTTATTATCGTAATTCTTGCAAAATTTACACATTTCAATTACTTCCTCATAAACCTAGGTTCACAATCTTCTAAAGTTGTTACTTCTATCATTTCCGGTTCATTTTCCGTCACACATCAACGCCAGATTTTTTTCTATCAAACGCCGTACACAGGATTTGAACCTGCAAGCCTTTTACAGCCAACGGTTTTCAAGACCGCTCCCTCACCACCCGGACATACGGCAAATATAGCAGTATGGTGGAACTGCTATATCCGAAATTGCTTTTGCCACCACTTTGTACAATTTCACACGGACTTTCTACCGCTTACGGCAAGGTTCACCCCTGTCGTAAGTTAGCGCAGTGTGTAGGACTCGAACCTACAAGGCGAATAAACGCCCGACCGGATAGCAACCGGCTCCAATTCCATTATGGGAACACTGCATCTTGATGGTGCGATTTCTTAAACAACCCATCCATTACAACTGTCTACCACGCACCTGCCAAACAGTGTTTTTAGGGAGTTGAGTGAAATGGGGAAGAGAGGAATCGAACCTCTATTGTTTACCACTTGGGAACTGATTTACAGTCAGCCGCAACACCTCCAATCGTTGCCGCTTCCCCAAAATGCGCGAACACCTCACTCCATATCTCTGTACGCGACCGCGCTACGCATACAGTATCAAATCAGCTCGGCACCATCGTGGAGCAAGGACTTGAACCTTGCACTTGAAACCTTTCGACTATCAGTTTCACGAAGCGTCTTACTCCGACAAATACCTTTCTTGTCATCCACGAGAACCGCCATCAGACGGTTAGCAATCATATTTTTCGTGCCATGCGTTGCACTATCCTGTGCGATATCACAGGAAATAGGCTGGTGAGGATTTGCACCTCACATAACAACGACTTTTCACAACGGGTAACACCCTTAACAGGTTCCTTCATTGCCTTGTTAATTCAATGACTTGTTCCTAACCAAAGCGTGGTTGTTTTATGCTTAAGCGTCTACCTTTTTCCGCCACAGCCTAATTGCATTTTTGACAGCTCAGGCACCGTGGGATAGGCACCCGAACTATCAATAGGAATCCGCCTGTATTTCTCGTCAGCAAATTACGGGACAACCATCATCCAACACCAAGCGTTCTTCCGCCTTGCCGCACTCCGCGGCAAACGCCACCGAACGGTCTCGCACCGTCCTTAACAGAAACTTCCTAGTAGCGAAAGGAGAAATACGAACTTTTCGTATTCCGAGATAAGCTTTAAACCTATCTCTCAATCGGAACGGCAGGACTTTAACCTGCGACATCAATTCAGTACATAGAAGAATGAAAAGATTGCTCTTTCCTCTGAGCTACGTTCCGTCACAGCGCGCATAGCGCGCCGTTTATGATAGTATTTTTGATCTTTTTATTTTGCCGACGTCCACTAACACCGAATAATTGCTTGCGCCGAGTTTTTTCTTGCAAAAACCGAATGCCAGTGGACTTAAGCTATACTGGATGCTCCGACTTCTCAGACTGGTGCTCAGCGTCACTGTCAAGATCCAGAACGTCGGTTTCTCCCGTATGTTTTTTTCTGCTTATATGTATTCTTCCGACCGTAGTTAAAATCTCCGGCAGGAAGCAAATACCAAATACTGGGTCATAAAAAACCATATCATCATCTCCAAATTGCAAATATATTGACAAGAAACAATGCAATAAGTGATCCCCAGACTGCCACAGCGTCCTTTTCGTTGCTGTTATCTCTTCCAAGCAAGAAAAACGTCAAAATAGCAAGGGCATCAAATGTTGTTATGACTGTTTTTAAAATCAACATGATTTACCTCCATTTTCAAAACTGATCGTACCGGACTCGAACCGATAAATGCTGGGATCAAAACCCAGTGTCTTACCATTTGGCAAACGAGCAATGCAAGCAATCTATTTCTCCGGCATATAGTAAACAATGTTATCAAATACTGTTATTGCCATACTTGGATCATCCATCTTGACGCATCTAATCGGTGTATTTTGTGATGCTGCAACTAATGCAGAAACTTGTTTCTCGTCCATATTTGTGCAAACTACCTGTACAGGCGCATATGCTTTATGCATGTCCATAAATACTTCTGCCGCTCGTTCTGGTGTAGCATATTTCCCAATGACAAAAGTTCTTCCATCAAAAGTAGCGCTTATGCATTCATAGCTTGTTCTAAATTCGGTCCGGTCAAAATCATATGAAGCATCTTTTTTCTGTGACACAACCCTCATTCATCTTCCTCCGATCCGTCCCAATCCGGACAAGAAAACTCTTTTTCTACATAATCTCCGACATATTCGCTCTCATTGTTTGTGCAAAAGTAATCTCCATTCTGCTCCTCACAATAATCGCAATTAAAACACATTTCTAACATTTTATTTGCTTCCTTTTGGAATCTTTTTGAATTTTATTATCGAGTGTAACCTTTGAATTTTGTCTGATGTGAATTTGATTTGATTGTCTTTGATGTGATTATCGATAAAGTATTATCGCACTATACCATGTGCTATATCCGATTCTGTATACCCCGCACTTTATGTCTACAACTTCCGAATGTACTTCGGTCAAGTATTCTATTTTCCTATTGACCATATCCTGGAAACTAATTTCAGAATCCGATTCTATTGGTTTCGTGATTTTGAGTGATCTTGTATAGTCCCTCCATGATAGACATGCCTTTTTGTTTTTGAGGATATTTGAGGGACTTAGTAGGCAGCTCCTTCTGGGCTTTTGCAACCCCCTCCCCCTCCTGTTGGCTGCTTCTTCCGGCGTTTTCCTTTGCTTTAAATTATTCTAATTGTTCGTGCAATTCTCTGTTTGCGTTCTAACTATTCGTTAAACCTAAGTTTCTTAAACTGTTTAAACGAAATCATGCGGCGTAAGGCGCTTAAATACTGGGGTTTAAATTGTTTGAATTGTCTATTGCGTTTTTCCCGCTGTTTTCAATCCGAATTGTCGGAGTTGTTTGGCAATCCTGCACAATTTGAACCATCCAAACGAGGAAGTTCTGCCGCTGTTGCGACCCTTCTGGCTGACGTCTGATCTCTTACTCCGGGCATGTTAAACCCACAGTACTTGTTAAGCGATGGCATGTAACACATTGGGTTATTTTTCCCAGAGGTCTGTAACCCAACAAGGCTTTCCTCTCTCATTTCGTCAATCTTTTTGCAAATGTCGGAATGCTCTGAACTTAGTGCCTTATGGCTCCAATCGTTTAGTGTGTCCCTGTGTATGCCTGTGAAAAAAGTGAATCCAACAATATTTATCACCTTTTCATAATCATTACACAGATTGACATATAAGTCTAATATATCATTTACTTTTTTACTGTCATAATAATTTAAAGCATTATCCTGCATAAGATATACAGGATTAACTTTAAACACATGTTCGCACACATACTGGCAGCAGTTATACCACCTATTTTGTGATACCTTGCACATATCCGTTATATTTCTGTCATCCATCCAGAGGTGTATATATTTGTCAATGTCATCTTTGTATATCTCGTCTATATCTACTCTTTCCGCTCTCTGTGCATCTGGCATATATATACCTCCTTTCTGGACCATAAAAATAAACCGATACAATCGAGATCATCAAGATCTTAACTGTATCGGCTGCATGACTTCCGTTTCCGTTCTCCGGGTCCTGTGCGCTCTCTGTTGCCCGGATGCTTTTTAATTTACGATAACAATATCATTTGTGCATACCCTTGTCAAGTATAAATTTAAACTACTGGGTATATCGCATATATATATCCGCGCGTGTTAAAATATATAGTTTATGATTTTTTGTACTGTTGATATATATTATATATTATTTACTCCTTGATTAAAAAAAATAATGTATTGGAGAGAATATACTAATCTAATCTTATCTACGTTTCCATCCCGTATCCATTCTGTATACAAAATTTACCACTTTAAAGCATAAACGTTAAAATAAATCAAAAAAGAGAGATAGAAAATATCTCCATTTATTACCAGATTATTAACTTTTATTTTGTCTGTCTGGCGCTATATCTGTGACGTCGTCTCCTGTCGGGACAACCGTCCAACCCTTGTATGTGTACCCTGGGCGCTGATCCGGCGGAAGTTTTCCCATGACGCACCGTTTAACCCTGCTTAATCCTGATGTTATGCTCCGAAATTGCGCGCTATCCGGGGCACAATCAAATAGCTCCTCGCAGTTTTCCCTTAGCCAAAAATTTAATGATCTAAAACAATAATGTTTGCCGTCTGGGGATATAAGGTGCCAGTTTTTTGCATTTACATTTGTTTCGTATCGCCCACTATTAGGGCTTTTTTTTGCTGCCGGCGTGCCTTTTTGTAGGTTGTTAGTCAGACCTTTTCCTCTTAACTTTTCTTTCGACGCCTCGCTCCACTTGTTCCGCTTGCCTTTGTGTGTCCGGCTTGCCCTTATTGATCTACAATCCGGAGAGCACGTAACCTTTTTGTCGCTTGGGGAGCACTTAAATTCTTTGCCGCATATCACGCATTTTTTAATCATAAAAATCTCCTTTGCAAGCAAATACAGGCAGACCTAACGCCTGCCTGTTAATAATTGCATTATGTCCTAATACTGCGGGTTTTCTTTTGCTAACTCCCAAGCCTCGCCAAACTTCTCTTCGTGCCGCTTCGCGTACTCGTCAAAAAACTCCTGCTCCGAGCACGGCGCCAGCTCTCGGTGGATTTCCTCGCGCAAATCGTCGTCTGTCAACTGCATCGCGGCGTTAAAATCTATTAAAACTCCGTAGCTGTTCAAAACTTTCCCGAAAAACTCCTCTAAAAACTCATTTACATCATCCAGATCGCCAAGCTCTACTTTTTCGCTTTTGGGGTTGTCGCTGTAATAAAAAGTGGCGCCGTCTTCCCAAAAAGTAAAGCTGCTGTTGCTGTAAACTTCCATTGCCTTTTCTGTTAATTCTCCATTTGTAAACTCATGCTTTTTCATCATAATTCATTCTCCTTTGCTTAATCTTGCTTGTTGTTACTGGGCGGCTTTTGCGCTGCCCTTTCTGGCTTTCGCCTTATTGCCTTTCGACAATATTATAATACACCTTTTATAATGTATTGTCAATATGATTTTACATTTTTTTTAAAGTATTTGTTTCCGCACCATCCTCTACATGTTTTATAATGTTGCCTGGCTGCATATCCAATAAGGTGCATATCTTTTCGAGAGCAATAATCCCGACCATATCACCGCGTCGTAGCGATTGTATGGCATTTTCGCCTAAAAGCTTTTCGCGCCTAAGTCTTGTTGTGTTATATCCACTCTCTTTTAGCGTCTCCAAAACATCTATTTTGTACTTAAGCAATTTAACACCTCCGATCTTTTATAAAGATCATTATACATTATTTATAAACACGTTTCAAGCAATTTACATTATAAATAATGCACAAATTTGTCAGCGCATTCTTGCTTTATTTTTGGTGTATTTGTGCATTGAAATTACACCGTATATAATGTACTATAATATCAACAAGTAAACAAACGAAAGCGAGGAAAACAGCATGAAAAGAACAGGGTTATTTATTACTTGGGCATCAGGGAGCAAAAACAGCAATGCAATACAGGAATTTAAGAGAAACGGGATCAACTGGGAGTATAACCATTTCGGAGAGCTTACCGCTGATTTTTACGGGGTCGGGATTTTTGAAAAAGTCGATTTTAAACACATTCAAGGCGATGTATTTGAAATCTGCATAGCATAGCCGAAACGCCCGCTAGGGCGTCAGCCGCGGGATGGTCTCCCGGCTCTGATGATGGCAGACCAGAAAGGGAATTTATGGAAAATTTAAGAATTGAAAACAATAAAATTTATACCACTACAGCAATTGGTAAAACAGACGTTTTTGAGATTGTCACAAAAATTCCGAAAGGATTTTTTGTCTGGAATATCGGCGAGAACATGGGAACGCATGAATATATTCCGCTGTGTCAGCTTTTGCACCCAGAAGACAGTAAATGCTTTAGCATTAACCCGAAAACGCTTAAAGCTATAAAGGTTTCGCCGGAAGAATGGGAAAAACTTGAAAAAGCAGGAAACTGGGGAATTGGAAATCTTAAGCAGGCAGAAAAAGCCTTGAAAAGCAAGCGCCGCGGCTACGTTTCGGATAAAAAAAGAGCCGCTGCAAATATTACAATAGACATCTTTCGGAAAATTTGCGAATAGTCGAAACCGCCCGAGCGGCGGTCTGCAGGAACTGCCCCACCTGCACTGATGAGACAGGGCGCACAATGAAAGGATGGTTAAATTATGGAATTTATGGGAAATTTACAAACAAAAAAAGACGACGCAAAAAGCGCATACATTAAAGCGCGGAACGAATGGGCGGAAACCAGAACCGCCGAAAACATCAAAGGGGATCCCGAAAAGTGGCGCGCCCTTTGTGATCGGAAAATGAATTGCATGAAATTAGGTGTTATCATTTAAGCAAGTGCAGGCGGTGCAATGTTCCGGGGTTCGATGCCCCGGCTTGCTTTTACCCGGAATAACCGGAAAGTTTTAGAATAGGGGGGGGGGGAAAACTATTATGTTGACAAAAAAACAAATTTTAAAAGATTTACCTTACAAAACGATTCCAGCGTGTGAAGTGGCTTATAAAAACCTTTTCAAAAACGTTTTTGAATTTGAAGGAATCGACGCGGAAGAGCTGGAGAAAATAAAGGCGTGCATTACGATGATTTTTTTCTCAATGAGACATGACAGCGAAAATCAGATTTCGCGCACTTTGAAAACTCCGGCGCGGATATCGTCATTTTATTCTTATAAAGCCGGAAATTACGAAAAAATGTATGATTTTTTAACAAATTAAGCCGGGGCTTTCCCGGCTTTTTTACGATTTGACATTTTAAAAACTAAGGTGTATTATTAAAAATAATCATCTGGGGGGTTTATGTATGGCATTTCTAAATAAAGGCGGTAAACGGATTTCTTACGAGTGCGGCGACTTAATCGAGGAACTGCGAGGAGATATCGAGGAATTTGGCGGCGATTTAATTATTGAAGTCGTGACAGAAGAACGGCTTTCAAGCTCCAGCCGGGCGAGAGCGTGAAGCGCATGACAGCCACGGCATTATTAGAATTTTATAAGCTGGAAAATTTTATTTTTTGAGTTGTCAGAATATTTTAGACAACTCTTTTTGTCAAAAGTTGAACTTGCACTTGCAAAAAAGTTTCAAAAAATTTTTGCGAAAATCTGAACAAAATTCTCAAAATCTCAAAAACGGTTTTTCGTGCCGAAATCTGAACCCAGGGGGGTATCAAATTTTTTCCGAATATTTGGGCGAAAATTTCAAAAATTTTTTAAAAATTAAAAACCGAAAATCCTTTTTCAAATCTTAAGGTAGGGGGGATCGAAAATTTTTCCGAAAGTTTTCCGAAGTAAAAAGCAAAGCTTTTGCGGTATAATCGCTTTTGTTTAATTCATCTATCAATTTCTCTCTTGTCATTCCAGGGTTTGTCTTCTGCACATACATTAACAATTCATCTATTTTGTCCACTATGCCGCCCTCCAATCAATGTTTGCCATCAAATCATCCAGCAAATAAATCAAATCTGCCCCATACAGGCTTATCCAGTCCGCGAGATACTCTTCCTGCTCAATCGGCATATGAATGTTATAGGAAAAACAAAAACAATGGCAAAGCTCATGAGCCAGTATTTTGCGCAAATAACCATTTTTCGGTTTATCTGAAACATATATAGCCCTGTCGTTCCAATCTGTCACGGCAAGGCTGGTAGAGCCATCAGAGCGAATCAGCTTACCGCTTGCACTGTGAACAAATTCTATTTTCCATTCAATACCATTTATCACAAACATATTTACCTCCAAAAAAAGAAACCACCAGCCAAATATCAGCCAGTGATTTCTAAATTTAAAGTTATTCTTCTTGCTCTTCAATCAACAAATAATTAATGTACCTTGTTGCTGTTCCAGCAAGTTCTTTGCTGTAGTCTAGCAAGTCCATCTTGTACTCCGGTTTATGCCCATATGTGACTGTATAGAACTTTTCCACAAGTTCTAAGTTATGTAAATCAGACAATTCCACAAGAATTTTGTGATATAAAAATTTTCTCGTCCATCCGAACCGGTCACAGATAATTTTGAGTTTCCAGTTATTTTTATTAAACCATTTACCACTCTCTATCTTTTTTACGATGCTCCAGTGTGCAAACGGGTCTTTCTCCGGAATTTCAGCCTGCGGATTTTTCAGCGCCTGTTCCATGTCGTGGAAGCGATTGATGTATTGAGCCGTGAAAGCCGTTCCCTTAACTCCGGTCAGCTTGTGGGCGATAAATTCGCATCCTTTCTTCGTGATGTCATAGCAAGGTCTTAATTCTCCTTTGCTGTCCTTATATGTATTTTCTCGAAAGAAATCATCCAACAAAATTTTGCTCTCGTCAACCAAGCCAATATTGGCTTGGTTGATTTGCGATGTATATCGCCGTATATCTTTTAATAATTTGCCGTGTTCTTTCCCAACCATTTCCGAAACTTCCATACTGGTTAACGTCTGTTCTAATTGTTTCATATGAATATTGTTCATCAGCAAATCCCCCATTTCTGCTTGAATGAAAGTATCGTGTTCAAAATGAAATGCAAAAATTTTTCGTCCTGTATGCTCTGGATTTCCGTTATCAGCTGTTCTTTCATCTCGCACCGCCTTTCTTTTCAGATGCAAGGTTACTTGTAAAAATCCACACACATCTTAAAAAGTGTTCGCTGAGTACATTCAGATTTTTGGTAATTTCTTCAATATACAGTTGTCTCATAGACTTTACCTGCCTTTCGTTTGCTGTTTGACAACCATTCCAAAAAGCGGTATAATCCATGTATCAACCGCTTTTGGTGGCTGTAAGTGTAAGAGTAACCGTTACTTGTCTAGGGCTTCGGTTGCTCTTATTTCGTTATAGACCTTATCAATCCCTTTCATTACTACATCATACTGTGTCATTCCGGTCTTTTCACAGCAATATAGAAGTTTTTCTCTATCTTCTTCTGTTGCTCTTACTTTTATAATGTTATTTTTGGGATTATCTGTCGGTCTGCCTGTTCTTGGTGACACTGTTTCATCTCCTTTCTTTTGAGTACACATAAATATTAATATATGAGTACACAAAAGTCAATACCTTTTTGAAAAATTCCCAAATCCACAAATCACTAGCTGATATTCAGTTGTCAATGTTCAAACAAACAGGGGCATTTCTGCCCCTGCCATTACATTTTGGAAACAAGCGTTGACAGCTTGCTTTTTGTCATTGTGCGCTCTTCCGGCGTCATGTCGGAGATAAGTTCCGCCATATCCTCCGAAAGCTCTTTCATATATTTTTCAAGGTCATGCATCTTTGCATCCTTGTCCTCCGGCGTATTGCCCTTGTGAAGCTCTTTACTTTCCATGTAGCTTCTGCGGCTCATTCCGCTTTTGCCCTCTCTGCGATCACGCATTCCACCTTCTGATGACATTTTAGGCTCGGTGTAATACATTCTGCCGGAAGAAAGATCCATATCACGGTCGTGTTCCATTTCCCGGTACATTTCTGGTGTCATGTGCCAGTACGGAGGTTCGTCATATCCTCTCCGCGTTCCTCTTCCCTTTGGCGCAAATCTTCCGTCTGCATACCGGTAACGGTCATAATACCGTCTGCCGTCTCCGTAACGCTCAAACATATCAAGAACCTGCTCTGGGTCTGATTCGTCCATTGATTTTGTAAGCGTCCGGTAATACATGGCTTCCGCAAGGTCTTTAAGCATGTCCGTGACTTTTCCCATCTCTTCTGTATCTACACATTCGATACCTTTTGCAAACTCACACTCTGCGCTTTCAGACAGTTTTTCGATCATTTCGTGCATTCTCTTAATATCCATAAAACCGCCCTCCTTACGCTTCCCGGACTGCAATTAAATTGCTGTTCTGAACTTCGATTGCCTGCGCAGACGTATTCTGTACCGCTACCGTAACACAGCAACCGCGAGGAACGTCCACATATGCCTGCGCCGAAACGTTAAAGAAGTTTTCAACTGCCGCCGGTGTAACAATCATTCGAGTTGACTGCAACGGTTCTCCATCAATTGCAATAGCCAGTGAAATAGCTTCAACTGTGCCACCTGTAGGAATTTGAATGTTTCCGGAATAAGATACCAAAAATCTTGCCCGGCACTGATTTGTAAGTCCTCTTAATTTAACAATGCCGCTTCCCTGTCTATGAACAATGCATTTTGTTGCGCATACCGGAGTTTCTGTAAGTGCTACATCTTCGCCCTGTGCAACTGTTTGTAATGCAATTCCTGTAAATTCTGCCATAATATGACCTCCTTATTTTAATTCTGCTATTGTTTTTGTATCGGAGCTCGAAAAAACAAATCCGTGGTCTGGAGAAAATTTTTCCATCAATAGCTCAGAATAATCTTTTTTTGCCATTTTTTCTACTGATCCAGTTATTTCCGCAAGAGTTTTAAGCTCCGAAATGTTAAGCTTTTCAAAATCAATCTTTTTGATTGCTTCGATAAATTTATTTTTAATTTCGTCCATGTATTCTACCTTCCTATTCATGAAATAAAGGGCAAACATATTTCAGTCTGCCCTTTGCGCTTATAAGTAATACTGCTTTTGCAGACATAGTCGAGTTAAACTCAATTAAGATACTCAATTATTCAATTTTGTGTAGCAACTACTTTTAGCAGCTACATCCTGTGTTGCATCCACAACCATACGCATAAGCGTTAGGATTTGGCACAACATATGCCGGGATTGCAGCTGGATTTACAGCGTTGATGATCTGCTGGGTCTGTGCCGACATTGCAGTAGTGAGCAATGCAGACTGGCGATCCTGTGAAGCGGCTCTTCTTAAGTCGTTATTTTCTGCCTGTAAGGAAGAAATCTTTTCCTGGCACAGGTAATCAAGGATTGCCCTTGTTCCTGCCTGCTGACTGTCAATAATGTCTCTCGTGTTGCTGTTCATGGTGTTCTGCAGCGCACAGGTGTTCTGCGCCATATTGTAGTTCACGCCCTGGATAGCTTCTCTGGTCTCACAGCAGCAATTAGCCAGCTGGGACTGCAAAGCATTCTGTGCCTGCATAAGTGTTACATTTGTGGTATTAAATCCCTGCTGCGTCTGATATCCAAGGTTGCAGATTGCATTGTCTACACCATGGAAACCGTTCATAACGGCGGTATTCTGTGCGTAAAATCCATCACAGAGACCATTTGCAATACCATCTAACTTCCCGATGATAGCCTGCGTGTCAAATCCACGCTGAATTGCAGAGTCGGTGTATGCAGATGCTGTCGCTCCCATGCCTCCGTTTCCTCCCCAGCCATTGCCGCCAAAGCCGCCCCAGCCAAAAATCATAGCGAAGATAATGATAGCCCACCAGCCATCGCCGCCCCACATGCCATCATTGTTTCTTCCGTTTCCTGTCACTGCTGCAATATCAGCAAGACTAGGAGATGCGTTTCCATTAAACATTTTGTTTACCTCCATCTGATTTATTTACAAATGGGATAACCGGTTATTGTGCGCGCAACCCAAAATGTACTAATGATTAAACATACTCATAACCTTTTGCTTTGCTTCATCTACTGTAATTCCTCTTTCTTTGCAGAGATTCTCCGCCATTGTCTTAAGTCCGACCGTATCTCCGCTTTGATACATCTGCATGGCATTTTTAGCCATTGGATTGTTTTGCATCTGCGGAGAATTTATCATTTGGTTCAAAATCATTTGCATCAGATTCATTCGGATTCACTCTCCTTTTTAATTTGAGAAGTTTTTTTCTGTGGAACCGGAATTTTACCAATACGTTCCTCTAACTGTTCAATTTTCCCAAACAGTTCGTCAAACTTTCCCATAAATGCCCCTGTGCACTCGTCTGATAGGTCAAATTTCATTTTTTCCGTCTCATGCGATAAATTGTTAGTCATATCATTTAAAACAGGCTTAAAAACGATTGTGCGGATTGTACCATCTGAGTTCCAGCTTTTGGCGTATATTTCCGACATATCCTGCTTTGGGAAAAACGCCACGCTTCCATCCATCGGCACATCGTTTGCAGTAATATTTTCAACAGAAGGCACAATTTTCCCATTTATTCCAATAGGCGTCATTTGTGTCTGCTGAATTTGCTGTGTTTGCGCCGGTTGAAAATAATTTTGCGGCTGTTCAATTCTTTGCTGATTACCATATGGATTATACCCATATGATGCCTGATAAGGAATTTGCTGACTATATCCCGGTGCCGGATAAACTCCGTTCATGTTCATTTTCTTCAACCTCCTCCAAAACATCCTCGATTGCGTGAATGATAGATGACTGCGTTGACAAATCTAATGATTGCAATTCTTTTCTGGCAAAAATTTTCTCAAGAACATCGTCAGAAAACATTATCATCCCTCCCTTTGCTTATATTGTGGCATAAAAAAAGACGGTAAAACCGCCAGAATACCGTCTAAATAACGCCTGTTTCCCGCCGTATCACCGCCAAAATTGCAATAAAAAAAGAACGCCTTAAGCGTTCGTACGTTTGTTCGTGTTACCTTTGGTGTTACCTTTGATTTTTACTTTCAGAAAAGGCACCATTCAGAATCTCCTTTCTTCCAGTAAAATCAAGGCTTCACAAGGTTTTCAATTTTAAAAAAATAGTAGCGGAAGGGAGATTTGAACTCGGTATCAAACCCCGCAAACCCGCATAAATACTAGGTTTCTTTACACCTAAAGGTGTTACCTCGTGTTACCTTTTACATCGATAATGCTTTCGCAATGTATTCTTGCATCTCTCTCTCTGTTTTATTATTAAAATAATAATGATCAAGCGTTGTTCTAATATCAGTATGACCCATTTGTGTTTTTATTACAGATTCTGGAACATTTCCATCTATAAGCTTTGTAGCATATGTCTTTCTCGCCTTATGAATTGAGCGCTCACCAATTTTAACCTTATCGCAGATCACATATAAACGTCTTGTAAATGCTTGTCCTTTTATCCTTTTACCGTTTTTCATAAAAATATATTCTCCAAAAGGGTTAAGCATTTTTATTTTTCTCATAAGTTCATTGGTATCTTCGGTAATTATAACATCTCTAAATCCGGCATCGCTCTTTGGAAAATTCTGAACATCAAACACATATTTTCCACTGTCATCACGGTATCTTATTTCTGTCTTTGATATATGTATCTTATTTTCTCCAATATCTGACCATGAAAGAGTGGATATTTCTCCAACCCTTAGTCCGGTTTTAAATGCCAAAATAATTCCAAGTTCAATCAGCGTAGGCTGGTCTTCCATTATGAATTGTTCAATCAAAAGCTCTTCATCCTTAGAAAAAACTAATTCGTTGTCAGACTTATGATTCCTTTTAAATGACTTTTCCGAAATTTCTAAATCACCCATGAAACTGGTTATGCTTAAGCTGGTATAATGTTTTTTCTTTGCATATTTGAAAATTCCGTTAATCAATATCCGCATATCGGAGTACGCTTTCTGCGTAAGTTCAAGCTTTGAAATAGCTGTTTTTATGAATGATTCCAATATTTCTTCGTCAATATACCGGATTTTTCTATTTGCAATCGGCAAATACTCATTTTCAAAAAATCTTTTAAAATTTGTTTCGTACTTGTCTTTTGTCTGCCTTGTTATTTCGCCATATTCCAGCTTTTTCGAAATCCAGCTAGAATATACTTGGCTGATTGTCGGTTCATCTTCCATGGCTTTATAAAACTTCACTATTTCGTCTTCTATCGCCTTTTCAGATGTTCTTTTTACAAGTTTTTTCCCTCTCTGGCTTTCTTCATCGGGCAAATATGTGTAAAACTTACCGTCTTTTCCTTCCCAAATGCTATAATTGTGTTTTTCAATAAATTTCTTCCTTTCGTTCATCTCAATTTTTTTCTGAATGGTGTCTATGTCGATAATACCATTTTCAATGGCAAAATTCAACAATTCACTTTTAGAAAGATTTTCCGTTTAAATCACCTTCCAATCTCTTGACTTTTTGCTTTATATCAAAGATACGCCTTTCTACTGTTCTTAGCGGAATACAAATTTTCATTGATATTTCTTTTGGTATAAATCCACGGGCAAGAAGAGAAAATATTTCCTCTTCCTGCTCCGTAAAATTGGCGTTTTCAATAATTACTTCAAGCTCTGGCTTAGTCAGTTTTGAAAACTTCATAAGCCAATATCCTCCAATATTTTATTTTTCTCCCTGCCAAATCTTCGGTGTACCGTCTGCATTAAGCATGACTGTAAGACCGCCACCACTCCCACTCCCAATATACAGATACATGACACCTGTGTCCTTGTCCGCGTAGATACTGTAATTCAACTCACTTTCTACCAATACCATCGTATTATCCTGCCCTGCGCTGACGTTTGCCATGTCACTGCATCCGGCGATCAAGAGTGTTGCTGTTAAAATTGCTGCTAAAATTTTCTTTTTCATAACTGCAGTTTTTCTCTGCTCTCTTCTTCCTCGATTGCCTTATAAAACTCGCTCGCTTTAATTTCTGTCATAAAGTCGAGTAGCTTTACTTCTACATTCTCCGCCGAACCATATAAAACATCGCCGATCATAAAGCACCTTGTGCTATATTTCCCACAAAATCTCATTCCGTAGCAGAAGTAATCCGGTTTTTTCGGCTTTGGTACCGTCTTTGCAATCTCAAGCCAATCCTTGGTAATTTGACAGTTTGCTCTGAAACGTCTAACACCGTTTTCGTAATACAATTTATTTTTTGTAAACATACCCTGAAATTTCTGCAAATCATTTTCAGTTGGAATAATTATTACCGCTCTATCGTCTGGAATATATTGCGTCGACTCAATCCCGTGTTCCTCCGAAAATTTCTTAAATGCCTGCGCATTCGCTTTTACATTTTTCTGATACTGTACATATGCTTTATAAAAATCACTGTCTTTGTTAATTGTAAAAAATTTCTCCATCTATTTATCCTCTCTTTCCGCCCCGCCGCATTACTGCTGGCGGAGCTATAGCTGTTTGATCTCATGCAAATCGGAGTTGTCCGTTCTGCTCTGGTTTAATCCTCATGTTCGGCATACGTTCCGCTACGCACAATTCCGGAAGATTTGCCCTGACTAATGCTGCCGGTATCGGTGGACACACAGCATTACCGCAGCGGCGCACCTGTTCGCTCCGCGGATACGTCTTGCCGGTATAATCATGATCGATTATGTAATCCTCTGGAAAACCCTGGCATCCATACAACTCCCGTGGCTCCAGCATCCTCAATCCGATGTCCACTATCTGATAATCTACGCCATTGATGGTTACCAGTCCGAATCTGTCCTGCGCCGTCACGGTGTCCAACGGTGCCTTTATATCCTGTCCCGTTCCCTGTCCATAATATTTGATTAAAAAAGCTCTCACCTCTCCGAAATGACCGTCTCCTGCTGTGATTGTCGGAATTGGCTCTTTTACATCCCTTCCATCACAATGATTATTCATCTGAATAAGGTTTACTGCACACATGGCGTTTCTTTCAAGTGTCGTAATGGTGTGCAATGGCTCTTTAATGTCAGAGCCGTTTCCCTGATAATTTCCGCCATAATACTTTTGGATGAATGATGTGACCAGTCCATATCTGTTCGATCCGTCCACCGTCATTATAGGGTCTTCAATCGTCTGTCCCCGAACTTCTCCCTGCGCCGTTTCAGAATGGTACTGGATAAGTGTCGGTGTCATAAGCATATGCTGATTATTTGCCGTTATGGTGTGTACCGGCTCGCGCATATCACTTCCAAAATGGTTTTCTCTGTTTACTGATAGGTATGGTGCCAATTTAGGCTCACACAGATAATGCTTTCCGCTCCCCACAATAGTCGGCAATGGCTTTTCGATGTCGTGAACTCTAGGCGCCTGTCCTTTCCTCTCCCCGTACCCAATAGGAACAATAAACGGTTCCGGGTTGTCCAGCACAAACTTTTTCAGTCCTCGTGCTATTCTCTCCATCGTCTTCGGTGCAAGTGGACGTACCGCCCGGATGCCGTATTTTTCTTTGATTTCTTCGGAAGTGTCAAAAATGCTTGGACAAGGGCGGCTGAAATCGATCTGTGTATACGCTCCAACATAAGGTTCCAGTAATCCGGCTTTTACTTTCTCACTGTCCGCGGGTGCATGTGTCGGCTCCGGCCAGACAATCGGCTTGCCATCACACCTTGCAATCAGGAAGAATCTCTTTCGCATGGTCGGTGCGCCATAATCGGCAGCAATCAGTTCTTTAAATTCTACAGTGTACCCCAGATCATTAAGCTGCTGTACAAATTTTTCAAATGTTTTTCCCTGCTTTGCCTTGATCGGATGGTGCCCTCTGTTCAATGGTCCCCATGTTTTGAACTCTTCCACATTTTCAAGCATGATGACTCTCGGTCGGACAAGTCCCGCCCACCTGCAAGCTACCCATGCAAGACCTCTGATATTTTTATCCTTTGGCTTTCCACCTTTTGCTTTACTGAAATGCTTACAGTCTGGTGAGAACCAGGCAAGTCCAACCGGATGCCCATTGCATGCCTTTACTGGATCAACTGCCCAGACGTTTTCACAGTAATGCTTCGTGTTCGGATGATTAGCCTTATGCATCTTAATTGCTTCTGGATCATGATTGATTGCAATATCAACACTGTATCCGGTTGCCATTTCTATACCAGTGGAAGCGCCGCCCCCACCGGCAAAATTGTCAACTATCAATTCTCCATGTATCATTTTCTTCAAAAGGAACCCGGCGCGCCTTTTATCCGGATAGGTTCCGGCTCCTTTCTGATATTCCGTGCACATATCTACAATAGTGCACTTTGAATTTGTTTATGTTGCGTTTTATGCAATAAATTCATCGTTTTATTGCTTTTAAATCATCCAATCTAACGGAAAACCTCTCACTCCTTTTTTATTTCAAAATTTCATCTAAGCAGGCATTCCAACCCACCCGACGTATTGATGTGCTGAGATCTTCATAACCAGATTTCAACTCTGGTATCTTTTCTCCGGCAGTTCCCGGAGTGGACACCAATCCGGCTTTTTTCCGTCTGGTACAAGTTTTCCTGTCGCACAGCACAGATATTCGTCATCATTCTCTGTCTCATAGCACAATGTGCATTTCTGGCACACCTGTTCCGGCATATCCATAACTAATACTGCTTTTGACATATCAGTGCACCTCTTCTCTACGGTTCTAATCCGTCTTATTACTTCGATAAAACTTGTCAGTCGCATCAAACATTGCATTTCTAGCATCTTCAAAACCTTTTACATATGCTCTCATTTCTGTGAGGTTCATTGCTTCATCCGGTTGTATTATTGTTTCGTCAAAACTATTTAAAATTGCTTCTTTATCTTCTCTTGTCACTTTACTCCACCGCCTTTCACAATCTCGATTGCGTGCTCATAACTTCTTGCTTTCTCTTTTCCCAAATTCCTGTTGTATGCATTCTCCCAAAACTTTCTCTCATTTTCCAACT